AAATGCCAAGGTATCTTACCATCTTTTCCTATCGTGCCATTGTTTGCAATGCAAGCTATCAAACTTAGTGCCATATACTGTTTAAACCTAGCGAGAATTTCAACGTGAGTGCCGATTTAAGCGGCTTTATCGGTTAAGTAATACGGTAGTAGCACCAAACATTTAAAGCGGCTCAAATCGGCTTAAATTGGCTATTTTACATAGGCCTTATAACCGGATACCCAGTCATTTAAAAAAATAGCTTGTGCTTCAGATAGCGGCATTAAGCCCTTACAGACCTTGTGCCATATCTTAACTTCAAGCTTATCTTTTTTACGGTCACTCCAATAAAGTGACTTAGGCTGAGGCCATAAGTTACCAGGGTCGGTAGGATGGCCTCCAACAGCAATAGGGATAATATGATCTTCAATGTAATCACTCATTAATTGTTGAGGGTAACCATACTCTCTTATCTGACGAAGTTTGACTTTGTAGGTATAAGAGCCAGATGGTCGTTGACTAGCATTGAAGTCATGAGTACAGATCGTGCTTTGGATATTTTCCTGAGTCACTAAAGGATTAGCTAATCCTGGAGTAATATCTTTTTTAGGGTAAGGACTTAAATCCTCAGCCTGACACGCTGATACCAGACACAATGCTAAGATTAGGTTTTTCATACTGCCATCTCTGCTTTTATTGCCGGGTGACTTACATAGTTTACTAGGTCAATTGTGGCGTTATCAACCAGGTTAATCGAATTTATTTTCCCCACTGAAATAGTTGGTAATTGCAACTCAGTTCTGGACAGTTGTTCGTCAACTTGATCCAAGTGATTTTCATAAATGTGAACATCACCTAAAAAGCCAGTTACAACGCCAGGTTCATAGCCAGTGATAGAGGCTAAGATATGAGTCAATAAGGCATAACTTGCAAGGTTAAACGGCACACCTAAGAACAAGTCACACGATCTTTGAAACCAGCATAAATCCAGTCTGCCATCTCGTACCTTAACCTGAAACATTACATGACATGGAGGAAGACACACGAAGTTGATATCTGAAGGATTCCAGGCACTGACAATTAAACGTCTTGAATTTGGATTAGAATTGATATCCATAACCAAATTAGCAAGCTGATCCACTCCGTTCATGTTTCGCCACTGGTATCCATAGATTAAACCCAAATCGAACTCGTCATCCCGTTTTTCTTTCCACCAATCTGCATCTAAGTTGGCATCCCAGACAGTGCAGCCTCTTTTACGAAACTCTCTTACATCGGTAGTGCCGGAAATAAATGCCAACAATTCACCCTTGATCTGATTCCATGCCATCTTTTTAGTGGTGAGCAACGGAAAGCCTTCAGCTAGATCATGTTGAATCATTGTGCCGAAAATGCCTTTGGTTCTAATGCCAGTTCTGTTATCTGACCATTGGCCTTCTTCAGCAACTTTTTGTAACAAATCTAAATACTGTTTCATATCAACTCCAATTATAAAATATCTTTCAGTTTAACTTTACCTTCAATAATGGCTTTTGAAATTTCAATGCCTTCTTTCAAGAAATTGTAAACCCGTTCTTCAACACTATTCTTTGTTATCAGAAAATAGTAATACACCCTGTCACTCTTTTGTCCCTGTCTATGAATCCGCTTCAACGACTGTCTGTAAACAATTGGATCATCGGTTGGTTCATAGTACAAACAATAAGCAGCGTTCTGTAAATTGAGTCCTGTACTGCCAGAAAGTATTTGAATAACAAATGCTCTTGACTTAGGATCATTTTTAAAGCTTTCATAATCTTTAATGGTGTCTTTTCCGCCACCAGTAAATTTTATTTTCAGTTTGCTTAATCGTTCGCGGATCATTTTACCACTTTCGTCGAAGTAATAAAAGATCACAATTTTTTGACCAGTAGGCAAATCTTCCATGATCTCCTGAAGTTCGTCAAGTTTGTTATTGCCTGGGAAGCGAAGTGCTATCTTTTCTTTCTCACTAACCTTTTCATACAAAAAGCCAGAACATATTTGACGACCTTTGTTATACATGTTCTCAGCCGCAGCACCTTCAATCTTAGCATCCTTAACTTTGTTTCTCAGATCATGTATTTCTTTTAAAGCTTGTGCTGAGTAATCAACACTTCTGATAATGAACATCTGTTTAGGAAGATCATCACACTCATGATCGGCATAGTACACTGACTTATTCTTTATGAAACCAGACAGTATTGGTTCTTTCTTTTTATCAAGAAAGTAATCCATGCCACCAAAATGACCTGGCTTGGCATTGAAGAATGCTTGTCTGAATAATGTTATATTCTTTCCAAGCGTTTCACCTCTGTCAATCAAATAGAATTGACTCCACAAGTCTTGTGGATCACGACCTAGCGGTGTGCCAGTCAAACCATATCTGTATGGTGTTTTTTCACAAATTTTATCACACAGATCAAATGTTAATGATTCTGCGTTCTTTGCTTTATGAATCTCATCAAGAACAACCATGTCGAACATATTGATAAAGTCTTTTGCAAGATCAGGATCGTATAAACGTTTCTTTTTCTTACTTCGTCTTACCTGTTGTAACGTGGTCATCAGCACAGGCAGTCCTTCATAATTGATTACGAAGATGTCTGCTTCTGACTTTAACAGCTCTTGACGTTCTTTAGATGTTCCATAAAGCATTGCTACCTTGTAATTGGAAAACTCAATAATTTGTTCTTCCCAATTTTTAATGTTTACTACGTTTGGAACAACAGCAAGCATCTTTTTAGCAAGACCTTCTTTTCTAAGGAAGTCAAATACCATGAGTGATATTGCAGTCTTTCCTAATCCCATATCCAAGTGCAACATAAAATTATTTGTGTTGACACAGATATAGTAAGATGCCTTTTGATGCCGTCTTGGTTTGAGTCTCAGTGACAATGGAACATTAAGATCACTGATAGCCTCATCAAGCTCAGTATCGGATACCGTTTTTATCCAATCATGGGAATCCAATTTGCGAGCTAAAAAGTGTTCTATCACATCTTTCTTTAACATAGCTTTCACTCTTCTCGTCAAGAAGCTCTCCTGCAAGATACAGAAGTGCTTCTCTTCTTTGGTGGTCAGATCCGTGAATCAGCATTATTGCTGCAATCTGGTCATTTGTTTCAGATCTTTCAATCACGTCTTTTAATATCCATTTTCTTTCTTACTGGTTTAGACTCTTCAGGTGAATTACTTTTCAGTACGTCCCAATATCTGTTATCGTTCATTAGTATGGCATCAACACAGAACTTACCGAATCTGTATGATTGTGATATAAGAACTGATTGCTCTCTTTCTTCATCACGCGCCTTAGCAATAAACAGTCTAGCCAGCCCAAGTTTCTGTTCAGCAGAAGTTTGGCAGTAAGCAAAAATGTTATCTGCTGTTGCCGCTTTACTGTAATCTTCTGAAAGATGCTTTACTGTAATTACTTTTGCATCTTCAGCAAGACGATTAGTTTGAGATGCGGTAACGATTGCAATATTTCTTTCAACTGCAATTCTTCGTAACTCTTTATACACGATACCTGTATCAATACGAATATTCGCACCACTTATTTCCATTAAGTCTGCATAGTCTAGCATAAGAAGTTCAGGAGTGTAGTTTAAATATCTTGCCATGCTATCAAGATACACTTCCAAACCTTTAATTGATAAGCCGTTAGTTGGAAATCTTTTTACATAGAACTTCCAACGTTCTTTAAACATTCTTATCTTTGCAGCAATTTCTTCCCTTGATTCAGAACTGTAATCAATCACTGGTCGTTCCCAGTTTTGAAAGATTACATTGCTAAATCTGTTCATCTCATCACGTTCAAAACGTGCCACCTTACCACTGTTCTTTGAGGTACTCATCGAGAACAAGTTCTGAACATAACGTCTACACATCTTTTCTTCAGACATTTCAAGTGAAAGGTGAAGAACTTTATAACCTAAACGAACCGCAGTAGATCCTAAATGCACCATACCGAATGTCTTGCCTCTGTTTGGTGGAGCTAGAATAACCATAAGTTCGCCTGGTGCTGGCCCAAACTTCATGGCATCGAATGGTGCGATACCTGTTGGTATGGGATCTATTTCGTCAGATAAGAACTTTAAGCTTTTTGATGTATCAGTGAATAAAATACCAGGGTCGAAAGTGGTGATCTCATCACGTCCAGCATTAGCCAGAATTGATTGTGCGCCATCTAAGTCGCCATTCTTAATTGAGTTAGCTGCCTCAATTACAGAGGTCTTTAACTTCTGACCTTTAATGAACTTGTTTAGCTGGCTGAGAGTAAACTTCTCATTTACGCTAGTGCTGGTCTCATGCAAGGACATAACTGTTCTTGCATAAGTCTTTTCAGTTTTTGGATCATTTAATTGTGGCTCTAACAATTCAACAATGTGTTCTTTACAAGGCGTTTTGTAAGTCTTGTAATAGTCAATAGCTTGGATAGCTACTGTCTTATACACATCGTTTTCAAACAATCCTGGATCAAGTGAGTTTACTATTATTGGAGCTGATGCTTCTGAGAAGCATAGTAATACTAAAAGATTTTCTTGTAAAAATCCATCAATTAAATCTGACATGTTTTCTACCTATAGAATTGAAATGCTTCCACCATCGGTGCTGTTACAGTTATACCTTTGGTTGCCAAGAACTTTGTTAGCGCAGTCTCGCTGGCATGGTGATATGGAAACAATTCTTCTTCAGAGTAGGAACAAGTCATTCCAGGATATGGTAGCGGTAGTATCTTTTCTGCCTCAGCTAAATGTTCTTTGTGCTTGACTTTTATCTGTGACAGTTTAAATGGATCAAGCATCATCTTTTTAACAGTCTTGTCACCAATGCCTTTGATGCCAGGGAAGTTGTTATGGCTGCCTACCAGTGCTGTATAGAAATTAAAATCTTCAGCTTTAACCGGATAGTATTCTTTAGTAAACAATTCTTTAGTAAGAAGATATGTTTTACCACCCTTACGTTTGTAGACCATGAAGTTTGGATAAACAAACAATTGGTATAGGTCAGTATCATTTGACGCTACTATGATTCTGTCAAACTTGTCTGCATACGTTTTGGTAATGTATCCAATCCAATCATCAGCTTCGTAACCTGTTTCTGACAGTATCGGAATGTTCATCATTTTAATGAACTCTTTGCACCAACCTTTGTTGTACGAAAGAGCTTCGTAAAAACCATCAGCATCATCAGACTTCTCACGATCACCTTTATACTTAGAGTAAACTGCTTCTCTAAAGTACGGACGCTTATCGTCACAGATAATAACATGCTCTGGCTGGACGTAGTTAATCATAGAGCATAACTGAATGACGAACCCGTAGAAGCCACCAGTCATTTGACCTCGGTGTGCCAACTCTTTATTGACAGCCATTGACCGCATAAGAGTGTTATTAAAGTCTATCAACAAAACATCATTTGAGATTGCTTTCATTTATGTTTCCTTTTCTTTATGCCAGGTCTAACCGTCTAGTACGTTGTTCTTTCCACTCAATGTATTGTTTAAATACATACAAATCCAAGCAAAGAGCATCTAAGAACTCAAAGTTAGTGTATGCGCGTGACCGTACCTCATATGATGCAAGTATCTCGCATGTATTAGCATCTCCAACCAATCCTGATTCCCCATCAGCTTTAAATAAATTTCCAGTTATGATAAACCCATCTTCTTTATCTAGAAGCTTTACGCCAGATTCAGTTTCTACAACAGTTACCATTTTCATCTACTTGCCCTCAAATATCTTCATGCCAACACCCAGCAGGCACTCATCAATGCTTTCTACCTTGGCGAACTTCAGTAATATATCTTTAGATGAAAGCGACTTCATATTAGTCTTGATAAAGTCTTTCATCTCTGAATGAGCCTCAGCTTCTGAAACTTTCTCCATACGAAGGTCGTGCAGTTCTATTTCAGCTTCGTCACAGTAGTTCTTTATCGCTTTCTTAATGTCCTGCCATTCGTGCAACTGGTTTTTATCCAACTGCAATGTGATCTTAACTTGATCGCCTTTACTTAGTTCTTCTAAGTCAGAAATTACATCTTCAATAGAAGTTAACTCTTTTATAATGTGTGGACGTTTTATGGTTTGCAATGGAATAAATCTAAGTTTATCCCCAACAATAGCAAGCATCCGAGGAGTATAATCATCACCAAAAGAAACAGGATGTTGCGTACCAATGTAAATAACTTTTCCGAGTTCTTGAGGAACGTGGATATCGCCGGAAATAATCTTTGCAGAACATTTATTAAAAAAGTTAACATCTAAGCCTTCCTTCATCTCATGGTAATTTGAAACTTTTGCACCTATTATTGACTGGTGCATAAAGACATATTTAAGTGCTGGGCGTTCAATTATATCTAAATATTCCGCCCAGGTGTGTTCTGGTGTTCTGCTGTGTGGCAGAAACAACATTTCTTGATCTTCAAAGTATGTTGGTTTTGAAATCCATTCAATGTTTTCCAACTTATCTAAGAACCTTAAAAACGCCTGATCTTTATCAACAACATAGTCGTGATTTCCTTGCATGATGGTTATTGGGCAGAACATGTCTCTTATTGAAACAAGTTCCGTGACTAATCGGTTAACAAGCTCTGACTTGTGTTTATCTTTCTTATCGAACAGATCGCCTAAGATAAACAACTGGTCGTAGTCGTTTTTTGTTAACTCTGCTTTTGCATGTTTGAAAACATTCCAGCGGTAGTTTTCCGCTGGAACATCTGTCAAGTGCAAATCTGTTATGATTAGCACATTCATGTCTAATCTACCAGTTCCGCTTCCAAAACTTTCAATCTGTTGGTAGTAACAGCATCGAATGTTTTACCGTCCAAGTCTCTGAACGGTGAGTTGCGTCCATAGAACAATGAAGTGATAGTGTTGTCCATTGCTATCTGTGCCGATGCTGTTTTGCTGGCATGAGTAGAATGAGCTGTGAAAGCGTTATAGCAATCCCACATATTCATTGGAAACGCTTGCGGATCAAGTATCTGTTCTAACAATGATTTGCTAAAACGTTTTTCAAGAATGGCATACGATTCTTCATAGCCAACCTTGGTATCTTGCCATGACAGCCAAAGATCGGTAAGATGACGCGCATCGTCGATTATTCTAGCAACTTTGCCCTGAAGTGAAGTTGGATTGAAACCTTCGTCAATCAACTGGCGAGAATTGAAACCAGCGATTGATTGACCGACAACAGCACCGTTGGAACACACTTGACGAAATACGCCTAAGTCCATTTTGAAGTCACCAGCTCTGCCGTAGTTATTATTCAAGAATAAAAACGGTGTATTAATATCGCCATTGCCAAGGTCAATATCGGCAACGCTATCAAGGTTGATCTTCGCACGAATCTTAGCACCATGTTTGACAGAAGTCACTTCGATTTGTGGTTCTTTACCAAACATCTTAGCGATTGCTTCATTGACAATTTCAAGTGCGTCCATGTGACGGATCAAGAATGATTTTGAGTTGTGGATACCAAATAACATATCATGGCTATCTGATAACACAACTTGTTTCTCATCGAACTGTGAGGACTCAGCCAATGCTGGAAAGGCTTGAATGTACGGCATAATTTCAACATTACGCTGCCAAAGGTCGTTGTTTTGGATGATGTTCATTTGCTGCTCCTGTTTTAAAGAAAATATAACGTCATTGCTACGTTGATATTATATAAAAACGGCAGCAACGTATCAAGATCGCTTTTTAAATACTAGCGGTTTTTTGACTTGCTCAGTTATACCCGGCAAATTTGAAATTTTTGAATGTTTGAGAAAATTTTGAAACGATAAAATTTTTAATCCCATATGGCATACGTCAATTTCCACATACGATTCTAAATTGAATAGTGAGATACCACTTTGATTAAGACCTACTAGGGTTGGTCTATTGTTTTGACGGGCAATGTAAAATGGAAGTTTCTTATACGTTTCACATTCTTTGAGAAGCTTCGCCCAGTGTGCTGTTATGCCATCTTTTCTGGTACGAAAGATCAGACCATCTACACCTAAGTCTGAGTAGTGTTTGCATTCTATTACGAATACTTCCGTTAGTGGTAAGCCTGCCTGTTCTACAGCACATATGTCACCTGCTTGTGACATAAAGTTTCTACCAGAATAAGAAAGCATTGTAGCTCTGCCACCACTGTTTTGAGAGCGGATTAAAACATCCTCACGCTTTCCGCGCGTAAGCCATAGAGACAAGTCCTTTGCAGTCTTGTTCTCAAAGTTGTTTCCTTTCTGTTTTGCTCCGCCTGATCTCATATTGTATCAATATATTTTAATCTTCTTTTTCTTATAGCATCCATATAAGACAATAAATCATCTTTTTGTGCTCTAAGTGCTGTTTTATCTTTAGGAAAATTATACCCATAATGACCTACTTTTTCTACTGAAATTTGACGTAGAATAAATTTAACATGTTCGTTAGCTCTTCCGTATGAAATGCCTAGTTGCTCTGCGATATATGCAGTTCTAGTTCCATTAATATACCAAACAAACGCCTGTATCTTATCTTCTAAAGTTTCCTTCATCAGTCTTTGTTTCTTTTTATCGAAAGTTCCTGATGGATTCTTCTTTAAGCAAGCCTCAGCAATGTGTTTAGCTATGTGTCTGTGATTTTCACAAGCACATGTCCAATAAGACAGTGTCTTCACTATTTGTATTGTTTTTATTTCTGTTATCATGGTTATCTTCGGTTAGTTAATTTATAAGCTATTATATAAAATACTGAGCCATTAAAACAGACCATAACTATTTTTTAACCTTTACATATATTACCAGCATTATTAATCCAATAAAAGCCAGCAACGCAAAGAAATCAACTACTATTAACATAAATACCTCACATAAAAAAACAGGTCAGTTATTACGCTGACCTGTTTATAGAACGTCTACTACGCTTACGCTAGACCAAAATCGGCTAAACGCAGTCTTAATGTACTGGCAACCTTAGTAAGGACAGCCTTTTCAACATCGGAAACGTCACCATCAGATTTGGCAACTGCTAACATAGCCAGCATGACTTCTTCACAGTGGTCTGGATTGTTGGCAATTTCTTCAATCTGGTCAAGCATTTTCTTTTGACCAACACCGAAGTCCGCGTCCAAGATATTTGTGTATCGTTGAACGACCTTACTGATTTCGTTTCCACGGAACGCTTCTAACAAATCATTAGCGTTAAGAAGCTTTTCCATCTTTAGTGACTCCTCACCAGACATTGTTCCGTCTGCTGCCGCCACCAATAAACATCCGGCTACAACAGCCTCCATGATGTTTTTGTTTTCGATTTTCTTAGCCTTGTTGAATAAATTACCGAACATGTTACCTTCTATTATAAAGTGAGTGAGTTAAGATTTAAAACATCGCAATTCTAGCTTTAAGAACTAGCGAGTAGTCACACATAAGCAGAGCTTGCTTATTCAGTAACTCTCTACTTTTTGCATCAAGAGCGTCAAACGCTTCAGATTTGATAAAGTTGTAAAGAGCTTCTACTTTAAGATCAAGCTCTTCTTCTTCTTTAATCACACGTTCTTGCCATTCTGCTCTAGGCTGTTTAACTTCGTTTGCTTCGTCTGACATAGTTACCTCAGTATTTTTTAATTTTAGGAAGGAAACTTTCTTCAACAGCTTCCCATTCTTTCATAACCGCATCATTGATGATAGTTCTTAACTTCTTCAACTCAGCAGGGTTAGACATCATTGTCTTGACCTTTTTTGACGAGGCTGGTGTCATCTTAGCAGCGTCAGGAAGATCAAGTTGCGACAACACTGATCCAAGTTCTTTGACTAGTTCTAAAAAGTCCAACCCTGCTTCAATGTCATCAATTCCGTATCCAAAATAAACAGGGTACTCACATTCTCTGAATGGAAGCCCAACTTTATTCTTTTTGCATTTGGCTTTTACCTTTATACCTACAACTCTTGTAGTACCTTTTATGGTTTTCTTTATTTTACCTATTTCAGCTAACCACAAAATCTGACTTGCATAAAAGTCCAAACCTTTTCCACCAGCCCTAGTGTACTTTTCTCCAAAAGAAACTCCGATGTTTTCTCTTACCTGAGAAACAACCATCAAGTGAACAGAGCTTGTTTCTATCTTTTTTATAAGACGTCTAAACATTTCGGAGAGCTTCTTTTGCTTTCCCATCGCATAAGTGCCTTTATCAATTTCTCTCTTTTGTTCTTCTCTATCAGATAAAGCATCCATAGAGTCAACAATGTAAAGAGTAGGAACTTTAGCTTTCTCACAAACCTCAGATAAAGAATTGAAAAGAAACTCAACGGTATTATCCGCTTCGCAATCAACAAAATCAATTGAATCTACTGGCATGCCTAGTGCTTCTGCATACGAAATATCAAACGCTGATTCTGTTTCAAGGTATTTGATTTCACCGTCAGGAAACCGTCTCAAGAACTGAGAACAAGCTTCGATAGCTAACAGCGTTTTTCCGCTTGACTTGTCGCCAACAATATTGGACATTCTGCCAAGTGGGAATCCACCACCAAGTACACAGTCTAAGACCGCGCAACCGGAGGAGAACATTTGAATATCTGAGCCTTTGTCAACTTTTGCAAAGTAGTTTCTTTTTGCAACAGCAGGCTTCAGATTAAGTATAGGTCTTGATGATGCTACGGCTGGCTTAGGTTCATCCTCTTCTTCATCCTCGGGAAGAACTGTGTCGTTCTCCTCATCGGATGGATAGTAATCTGAATCTTGTTCAGCCATTTCATCGTAATCGCTTTCTTCTGACATAATATCTCCAATAAAAGGGTGTGAAGAGTTGCCCCTTCACACCGTCATGTCTTATTTGTTTCTGTTACGGAGATTAGCTAACCGATCCCGGTTATTAGATGCTGGCTTTGGTGGCTCTGGCTCATCTTCACCTTCTTCTTCATCAGGATCAAATGGCGGAGTGTCATCATCAGCAGGCTCAGGCTCAGCTTTGCGTAACGGCTTCCGTTCTGTTTTTGGCTCAGCCTTTGGCTCGGCTTTCTTTCTTTTTAAACCAAGCTCTTTTGCAATATCTTCAGCCAGTTCTTCAAGATCGTTAGCACCGTCAGGGTTGACGTCTAAGTTTTCTTGAGCGATCAAGTCCAACAACTCGTCTTCAGTAAAATCAAACAAGTCATCATAAGATAAAGTTTCGACATTAATGCCTTTCTTTTTCTTTGGCTTGTCATGTTTCTCAGACTTGCTTGACTTGGCATCTGTTGAGCTGAAAGATGCTGCAATGTAGTCATAATCGAAAAAGATTAAGTTTGCCGCCAGTGACTTCTTATCACTGATTAAAGGCCAAATTTCTTCTTCAAAATCTTCAACTTCAGAAGGTCTTCTAGCCACCTTGATTTCGTACTTGGTATTAAGGTTAACACCGGAACGAATGATGTCTAAATCATAACCTTCGAATGGATCGTCAACGCCCAAAACTTCTTGAGTTTCTTCGTCAATGGCTTGCAGCATAATAGCTTTATCCAATGACGCTGGCATTGCCCATGCTTTAAGAACTGGCTTGGTGTTCTTACCACCACGTTCCAGCAGATAAACCAGGACACGTTGACTTGGTTTGAGCTTCTTTGCGTACTCTTCATCGGTGTCCAAAACGCGATTGCGTTCTTCACATATCGGACATGGTTGACGAGTTAGACCAGTAACAGGATGAACTGTGTGGAATGGGCAAATGTAAGCATCTTTGTTCTGACCAATGCTGTAATGAACAGCAATGCGATATCCAAAGTGATCTGCACCGTCCCAACCAGGAGGCATCAGTCTGATCTTGTTGTTCCCTTCATTAGGTTTGAAGAGTTTAAGCTCGGGTGACAAGTAACCATCACGAAGACCAGCATCAGACTCATTAGCCTGTTTCTTTGCTTCGTCGTAGGTACGTTTTTTGTATTCAAATTTCTTAGCCATTGTCTTTTCCTTTTAGAGCGTTAATGATGTTTACTAGTTCTTTTTGCAATACGTCTGATCGGCTTTTAAAATATGCCAGCGACAAGATGCGGATAGTAATATATGAAAATAATATAAATGCTAGGAAGCCTCCTATAATGTCGAAAAATGAAATATTTGAAAACATATCTGTACTCGGTTGGTACTAAACTATACCTGCGGTTTAGTACGATTGTTTCGTAAATCTGCTAATGCCTGTCGGCGTTGTTCATAGACAACATCATCAGATTTCTTTTCAGTTGATCTCACACTTGTACTCTGATAATAACCAGAAATATACAAGTTTGAAAGCTCTCTGAGCATATGAGATCTTTGATTGAAAGCATTTACAAGAGCTTGCCATGCATCTGAAACTTCTTTTGCAACTACATAAGCTCTTACCTTTCTGCAATACGCCTGATTACTGTCTGCCATATGCTCGATTATCTTTTCAGTAGTCTTAGCACCTGACGCGGACAACTCATCGCGTATTTCCATTGAGACTGAAGCATAACTTTCTTCCATCTCTGCTTTGGCTGTTGAAGCTATACCCGAGTATTTAGCAGATATTTCAGCAACAGCATAAAAAAGTTCTGGTTGTTGAGAAACCTCAACATCTAGCTGATGCTTGTCGATAACTAGATAACGTTTGAAGTCATCTAGCTCTTTTTGTTTTTCACTTGAAATAGACATAGTATTCCTGTTAAAGAAGTAATCCGCCCAATGCCAACAACAGTGGAGCCATCTTTTCACTTTGATAGAATGGCTTACTGAAGGCATCCATGACTGCTAAAATCTTAGTTGCCTGAGAATCGCTTTTAGCGTTCAATAATACCTTGGACATATAAGCTAACGTAACTAATCTGATTGATTCAGGGTTTTGACCATCAAGACGCTTAACAATAGCTAATGCGTCCATGAATGATATACCTTTAACAAGTCCCCGACATAATTCAATTACGTCACCTTCTTCAGAATCCGGTTCAGATAATACTCTGCGTATTTCTTTTATGTCATCCAGTCCACCACATTTGGCAAGCATAGTTAATGCTCTACGAGGCGAACCGTAGCAAGAAGAAGCAATCAGACTTAAACCTTTCTCAGGAACTTCTAGCGTTTCTTCTTCATTGACAATGGCAATTAAATCCATAATGTCATCTGACGAAACTTCGCTAAGAGTATATGACAAACAGCGTGTCTTTATAGTATCAGGAACTTTGTCTACTTCAGTGGTGCAAAAGAAGAAGTACACATGTTTAGGAGGCTCTTCAATCACTTTCAGTAAAGACTGCCATGCTGGTTTTGTAATAGCGTGGCACTCATCAAGGATTATAACTTTAGTTGGGCTAGATCCAAAACCTGAATACTGCAATGGTTCTTGCAACGCTCTCATATCGTCGATCCCGTTACGAGATGCAGCATCAATTTCAGATATGTTTCTGGGGTCAGCTCCCAACTTATTAGCAATGATTCTGGCTAACGTAGTCTTACCGCAGCCAGAACCACCAACAAATAAGAACGCATGAGGCCAACTGCCTTTAGACTCAAGATGTTTCAGACTTTTAACGACGGAATCTTGTCCAATCATTTCGTCAAAATCTTGTGGTCGGTATTTTACATGAAGGTCATTATTCATTTGTTGTCTCGGATATTAAATTATTAACCAGCAAATAGATCTGTTAGCTTCTTGCTAAGTTCTAGTGCTTCCAACGTTTTCTCAGCAGATAAGCCTTCAACAGTTTCTGCAACAGGTTTAGACTTAGCAGCCTTTTTTAGCTTGTTCATACATCTGACTTCTTGTCTAAAGTCAGTTTGTTCTGCTGCAAGAGCAGCAACTTGTTTAGGATTAATAGGTGTTACGTTTGCTGTACCTTCTTTCTCAGCTTTTTTCTTAGCCCCTTTTGCTTTTAAACCAGATTCAAATCTTTCTATGACTTCTCCATTATGGTGTACCCAGTCAAGCATATCTTTATACAAAGCAGATAGAATCATATCTGGTACTGAAAAGCTTGATGGTGAAAGTCTACTAATTGGACTAATAAAGCCATCGTCCAGTTTTAAGAACCTTTCATTGTCTTTGACCGCCTGTTCCAATTCTTTCGCCATAGTAGGAGGAATGAACATATCAACAGTCTGGCACTTACCTTGCCAAAAATACTTAGGACGTTGAGTTCGTTCACCTCGCTGTTTTTTTAACGCTAAAGCCTTTTCATACTCTTCAGCTTCTTGCCTCAGAATGTAAGGTTTTCTAGTTTGATTTAATCGCACCTTGCTAGTGATAAGATCTACTAACGGTAGTGGTGTAGGAAACGTAGCATCATTTTTTCCATGAAAATGATCTTCACCAGGATTGTCATAAAAGACATCATCAAGTTGTTTGCTAAAAGTTTCTCTTAATCTAGCACCACGTTCTAACATGTAGACCTTTGGAAGTCTTACCTTTGTGCTAGATAGTTCTGTTCCTCGCTTTCGCGCAGCAGGATCCTTGTTTGGTGAATCTCTCTTTTTAGCATGTTTCTCGTCAAGCTCGCTTGCAACTACTGTCAAGACTTCCATTGTTGTTTTACCTTTTATCTTAGTAGCCATTGTCGTATCTCCGAATTGTAGTGTTGGCGTTTACCACACCAACACTGTACCTTAGATTACTTATAAAAATCAAATGACTTGTGGAGTTTCTTTGGCACTTCTATGAACTCAGTTGAGCAGAATGTATCTATCTCTTCTTGTTCGTACCAATTTCTGCCATAAGACATCTCGCATGTTAATGGGACATTAAGCCAGGGATAATCCCTGGTGTCGCACATTAGTCTGGCAATCGTCATTACTTGTTCTTCAAGCTGATCTTCTGGAATGTACGAAACAATATCGTCATGAACCTGCATGACTGTTTGGATACCAGCGTCACAAATCTTATTCATGGCATTAACGCAAAGTCTAGCCGCTGCACCTTGAATAGGACTGTTAATTATCTCGTTATAAGATAACGGCCCATGACGTCTGAAACCCATTAGTGTTTCAACATAACCATGCTCTTTATAGAAGTCCACTAACCACTGTTGCCACTTCTTAATACCTGCGAACACATACCAGAACTCTTCATTCATTTCTAGCATGATCTCTTTTGGTATCTTCATTGCAGGAGCGATGCTATAAATCGAGCTGCCATAGAACTGAGGAAACGTCCATTGGTTTTTAACATCACCACGAAACTTCTTCATGACTTTAGGATCATCAAGAAATTGTTCACCACCAATACGAGCTGGATATGCTTCGGCTATTCGCTTCGCCCAGTCCATATGCACATCGTAGTTTTCCCAGACCATTTTACAGTAAGTAGGATCTTGAGTAGCCACCGCTATCAACCTACCTTCAATCTGACCATAGTCCGAACAAACCATGTAATGCCCTTCAGGTGCCTTAATAACTTTACGAATGTCTTTGCCTTTACGGTTAGGGAAATTCTGTAAGTTAGGATCAGAACATGAAAGCCTGTTGGTGCTGGCAAACAGATGGTTGAATGAAGCGTGAATTCTTCCATCAACTGTGTCTGAGTGCTTGAAGATTGGATCAATATATGTTCCTTTCTTCTTAGCAACAGCTCTGTTTTTCAGCAGCAATGCACCGATGGGATGTTCGATTTTAGATAGCACAGACTCATCAGATGACTCTTTACCATCAACCTTAACCTCATCAGTTAGACCACAAATGTTTTTCAAGAACACCAGCACTTGAGATGGAGAATCAATATTGAAATTACCATAGCGAGATTCATACGTCTTAACATCACGCATTGATTTTATCTCATGCAAAATTTCTTTCAATTCAGCATCGTATTTGTTAAAATACTCTAAAGTGACTTCTTTATCAGGTTCCACACCATTGATTTGAGTTCTTGCTAAAGTAGAACTTGATCTTATTAAATCAAGATATACGTTTTCTAGTCCCAGTTCCTCGATGATTGCCTTTTGCTTTTTAAACAATAAGTCTGTCCACTTAACGTCTAAAGTGTTATAAGGCAATATCTCATCGAAAGTGTACTTCTCAAGATCAGATCTATCCAAGTTTGAAATAGCCTTCAGGTTAAAACCAAAGTATTGACGAACCAAGAAATCCAAGTTATGAGTTCTCATCAATTCGTTAATAACGTATGCCTGAGCCTGTGAGCAATTCCACTTCCGCCAATCAACCAGTACATCAGGACCAAAGAACACACCAGTCCACTCTTGCTCAAATTTGGCGTTATGGCATACAAACTCTTTTACATTTAGGAAAAATGTATGCAAGCGTTCTACCAAACGTTTCTTCTGAGAAGCTGACCACCATTCACCTTTATATTGAAAAGGAAATGCTATGGTGTAATCATATGTTCCGAACGATAAGGAAAGCAGTCTGCTATCACTACGGTATGGACTCAGTTGATTGGTTTCAATATCATACGATACCAAATCAAGTGTCTCAAAATAGTCAAGCCATTTGAAGATTTTTTCAAGATTTTCTTCAGTAGGCTCTTTAGTCCATTCAGTGTTAGCTATCCTGTCCGCTTTGGTTGGAATCCAAGGCACTGTTGAAAGTTTGAACTTCTCAAGACTTTTGACATGCTCAAGAAAATAACCATCCCACTCAGTTTCAAACACCTTTTCTTTCTTAACACGTTGTTTAGACATTATGAAAGAAGGGCTGTGCATTGGATATAACCAACAAGTATGACCACCAATCTTTACTGGAATAAATTTACCAGCATAGTTGCGCTCAGATGATTCGTTTAATACCCAATTAATGGCCTCGCTGCCAACTGCCACAATAACCTTTGGCTTGGTCTTGGCAATGTCTGCCTCAACCCGTATCCTGCAACAAGTATATTCAAGTTCTGTAACCGACTTCCTTGAGAAGCAGTTTAAGACTGAATTGAATCTTGATCTGTCAAGTGTGTCCTCTCTAAATTTGGACAACATGTATTCCATTTCGTCGCCTTCAAAGTATGAAGATGCATCGTCTTGGTCTGATGTTGCTCTTGGTAACAGGAAGTAGTAGTCAGGATTATCCACACCTTCAGGAGTCATTTTAGGAGTTGCAACATCTGCCCTATTTAAAGGACAGATCTTACAACCTAAAAGCTTTGCTGAGTGAAGTGGGAGCTTTGACGAGACTACGGGAACTGCTTCTGAATCTCTAAAGAAAAAGCTCATTATTAATTACCCACTAATATCTACAGCACCAATAACGTGAAGAAAATTTCCATTGCAACCGCTTAACGCAATGAATCTTTTATCTTTGCTGAACCCAAAGGCAATGTGGCTCATGGTAGTCAGTACCCGTTTAATCAATTCAGGATTGATTTTAAGATCACCAGTAGGAACAGCCGAGTCCATTTCAATTGAGTCATCGCTGATTCCAGACTTAGTCGTAGTATCAACCACCAAGTTCTTTCCTCTGCTTTGGAACACTGTGATTTCACGCTCATCCGGTGTGACCAGGATACACGCTCTGTCAATGATGTTTGATAACTCATCAGGAATTTCATACCAAGATGCAATCATCTGCTCATACATCTCAGTGGTGCCTTTGTAGTTAGATTTTCTTTCTAACTCAATGAGCCTGGTGAACACTGTCACATCTGTATCCACTTCAGCAACCAAGAATGAATTATCTTCTTCTTGCGATACCAGGATGCGAATAAAGTTTGATTCTTCAATTTCAGATGACTTGGTTTTAGTCAGACGAATCAACTGCTCACAGAACGCACTTGGAATAATCAAGTCGATTGAACATTCTGGCACGTTTGGAGAGTCGTAGCTATACCGACTCAAGGAGTATTCGTCCATTGAGTAGAATTCTAAGTGTCTGTCTTTTATAATCAATCTGACACCGTTTCTTTCAGGGTTTGAAAGATCGTGAGACGTACTGATTAAACAGTTAGACATACCACTGATAACGTCAAGCGGAATGTTTATTGCTTCGCATTTTGAAAGATCAGGCATTGAGAAAATGAAATCTTCTTTAGGAAGTGACGGAAGCTTGATTACCGATCTGCCACACTTAAAATTAACTTCATCTGGTTTTTGAATAATCTCGACATCCTTTCTTGGAAGTGATGCCAACATCTTCACCAGTAATGTGCCTGGTAATGCACATTCCAAGCCGCTTTCAAACTTGTATTCTATAGCCTGCATATCGTTATACGCCACGACCTTACCGTCACCAAAACAGAAGTGAGTTAAGATTGGAGCAAACGATTTCTGCATTAAGAAAGGGGTACACTTGCCTACCACACTTTCTATGATGGTCTTATTTATTGTCATGTAAAGTCTCCGTCATGCTTATTTGCACCTTATAATTGCCGGAACTCAATTGATTTCTTATGGCTTGGAAAGCTGCTTTATGGCAGTCCTCTAAAGTCATAGTCTTTGGCAATGTTAATTCAAAATCCAACAATTCGATTGTTGGCGTAATTGTTACAGATACAATCTGACTTACATCAGATGCACTGATAACATTGAGATACTCATTCAAATCCTCTTCTGTTTCACAAAGATCTGATACCTCAATTTCTTTAGGAAGCTCAACCACTTTTGTGACTTCTTCAACCAGTGCTTCTACTGGAGGTTGCGGTACACCCATTGGTCGAGGCTTGATAGCGAACTTCTTGCGCTCTAATATTTTACCTACGTCGAATCCCATTTGTCTTTTAGGAGCCTCTTCTCGGTTTTGTTTAAACTCAACCTCATTCAAGACCGAACTGTTAAGTTCTTCAAGACTGAGGTCTTCTAAGTGTGGTTTATCAGCCAACGAAACTTCATACCTGCGTCTGGAATCAAGTGTAACCGATATGATTGCTTTACGATGTTCTTCCATAGCATCCATATGTTCCAGATCAAGTAAACCTCTGTTGAAATATTCTTTAATAGCCAGGTTTGAGTTTGCATAGGCATCGTACCAGTAGCTCAATAAGAACTTTAGGTCGTTTTCTCGCTTTAAAATGCGATCAACAATCCGTAAAGTATTTGGAACAGTGTTGGTGGACGATGCTGCTGTACCTGCGAGATATAAGTTTCCACCATGACCAAAATCGAATGTTCTTTCATAATGTTTCTTTAACTCTTTTTCAGCATTAATGAAGAACATTGCATTGATGTAATCTCTTTCGTAGTAGCCAGGATTGCCTTCAGCTTGCGCCAAGGTTGCATCAGCTTCAATGGACTGAAGATAATCTTCCAGCATCCTAATGTCAATGCTTGTCAGCTTGAGTAGGTGTGAAGCGTCTGAGTATCTACCCATAGTCATGGGTACTGCTCTGACCTTTTGTGGGAAGTAGTTATATCCGGTAACTAGATTGTTTTTAACAATGAAGTCAGGAACTTGAATATGACCTAACCGTGATCCAAATGACCATGTACTGGCATCACATGAATAGAATGGATACATTCGCAGCCCTTCTAAAGCATTGGCAGCGAATCCGTGAACTTTTACTCTTGGTGAACCATCAGGGCGTTGAACGTACTCCTTGAACACTTTTTTGATCCAAGGTTTGAACGCCTCAATATCTTTCCCTTTGTTGATGATACCGACCCCAAAGTAATCATAGTTATCTACAATTTTAGATAACCATGAAAAGTCTTCTCCTAAGTGAAATGCTGGGATAGGATGAAGTCCATTTGACTCCATGTACTTCAAAATATCCCAGGTGTACTTAGCATGTCCGATAACATCCAAGGTGACATAGAATTCAAAAGAAGGTCCCATCTCATGCAAATAACCGATGTACCGATCCAAAAAGCTTTTAAACAATCTTGATCGTACTACCCTGAAATCTACACCCTCAGATCCTCTGAAGTTGTTGTTACCTTCTTCCTTAAGAAATTTGTTGTACCAGCTATGCGCTCCTGAATCTAGCGATAACCAAAATGACTTACCTTCCATACCACCTCTTATAATGTTATTCTTGCCTAATTGGTACGTCGAGTCTGTTTGAATGGAAAGCGGCTATTGCTGCCAACTTACCATGAGCCTCGTCACGTTTCCGTACCTCCGCATCTGTTAGCAACTTTACCTCAGTGTTAACCAGAATGTTTGCTGCCTTTTTCATTTCTTTGGCAAAAGATGATTTTAAGTTATCCATAGCAAAGTTAGTTTGCTCTGTAGGCTTAATGATCTGATAGCCAACTCCTCTAACAGATCGTAAGCACTTCTTGTACTCAGTAAGCATAGCCCATCTGAATCCCTCCATGTTTTGGAGGAACTCAAAATTGAACTTTTCAAACTCTTTCTTAGTACAAACTTCTGGTTCAACTAATGCAAAGTTCTTATAGAGCCATTCTTTTGAAATGGTTTCGCCATAATCAAACAAACGATTGGCTCTATAAGCGGCAGAAATGAAGATCTTTTCGAGATCACCTTCTACCTTGTCCATGTTAGCTCTCGTCTTTTATACGCATTGATTTAAAGCTTTCGACCTTGAAGCGTCCGAACATGCCACCCTTTTCAGGTCTGAAGCCGCCCAAGCCAACATACTTACCTGCGTCAACAGCAGATTTAATAAGTTGGGCTTCGTCAATGACTTTCTCATCCCAAATACAGTTAACTGTCAAGCTCCAAGGGTTGAACTTGGGACGGTATGCCATAACTCTTGACTTACCGATAACCACACTTCTGCAATCGTAGTATTTACCTTCCCACAATTCATCCTTGGTTAATTTTGCACCGTACTCTAATGGTACGAAATCGTCAAGGCAAAGCAGACCACGTTTCAAGTGCATGCCTAGCTTGCTAAGTTTTCCGCCGTTGATGATAGTGGCACGGATGTTTTGAGTTGGAATGATTACTCCAGCTTCGTCATCCCAGTACAAAGAGCCTTCCCACTGACCTCTGGCAATAGCCAAATGATCTTCGTAGGTTTTCTTTTGTTTATTGGTGAGAACTTTCTGTCTTACTGCATCTTTGTCAATTGGGTTCGCCAATCGGTCGCATGAGAGTAAAATAGGTGAACTGCCTTTGATGTTTAAGGTTGTTTGGTACATGACTTTCTCCAATTTGTGCTATGCCCACCGCGGGCGGCGCACGTTAATTAATAGTCTTACGTTAGCGATTTTAAACAATCACTGGAAACATGTTTTCAACAAACATGAATCCGCTGATTACTTAATCAACTCTTTACATTACCTTGCTTCGCACCACTCGACATGGACTTGCTTAAATCCGCTGCATCTTACAAGACTAAACACAACTTCACACACCTTATAGTGATTTTAAACAATCACTGGAAACATATCTTATCAAGATATGAATCCGCTGATTACTAAATCAACTCTTTGCAATACAGCACATCGCAAGGCCGTTCTGTGCTCTACATTACTTCACAACAATCACTGGAAACATATCTTTGGTAAGATATGAATCCGCTGATTACTTAATCAACTCTTTACTGTACTCTTACATTAAGCTACTAAGCACAACTTAGCCTAACAGTGCATTACTCAACACCGCTATCAATGTGTGATTATTATATAAAAATTCACTATCAAATAACAGATCAAAACTGTTAAATAATTAAATGATTTAAGAATAATCACTGGAAGCATATCTTTGTTAAAATATGAATCCGCTGATTACTTAATCAACTCTTTGCACTACTGATCTTTACATCGCTTTACTTCACATTACAAAACTTGGATATACTCTGATCCGCCTCGTTCTAAAACAACCACTGGAAACATATTTTTGTTAAAATATGAATCCGCTGATTACTCAATCAACTCTTTACAATACAATTCTCCACCATACTTCATCAGACTTCACATCACTTGACATAGCAGCACTGGATATTTTAAACAACCACTGGATTTGGCATCTCTTACGATTACCAAGTCCGCTGATTACTCAATCAACTCTTTGCAGGACAGTACATCGCATCACTGAACTCAACTGGACGCTACTTTCGCAGAACAATCGCACTACATTGCTGGGATCTATTTCCCTAAAGTGATCTAAAACAATCACTGGAAACATGTTTTCAACAAACATGAATCCGCTGATTACTTACTCAGCTCTTTGCGCTACATTGCAATACAGAAATTCGGAAAGCGGAACCTGGCATGACACTACTAGGAATCAGTAGGCATTGCTGCGAGTCAGTGATCTTAAATAATCACTGGAAACATATCTTATCAAGATATGAATCCGCTGATTACTTAATCAGCTCTTTACAATACATAACATCTCTTCACAGAACCAGACTCTGCATCGCTGCACCTGACTCGGCTAAACATTACTATCTAGTGATTCTAAAACAATCACTGGAAACATGTTTTCAGCAAACATGAATCCGCTGATTACTAAATCAACTCTTTACTGTACTAAGCATTACTACGCTCCACGATACTCAAGTAAGCTTCATTAAAATAAAAACATATTATATAAAAAACCACTTCAAGTTAACAGATTCAAACTTAACTTGTTGATTTACTATACCTTATTGCGTCTAACAATGTTATTAAAAATTGATTGATGCAGTAAGGCTGGTGATCTTGTAGTACACTTAGCACACATGTCTGGCAAACAACCTGACAAATGTTGCGCTCTAAATTCTTTAACAGCTTTTGAATTGTTCCAAATCTCTTCCAACGAAGATTCATTTAGATTTCCAAAAATTACTTCTTTTCCAAATGCCATACAGCATGGCACAACATCTCCATCTGAATGAACCGACACACTTAACCAAGGATTCAAACATAACTCTTTTGAAGCTTCAACCCTTTGTTGAGTGTAAAGATTAGTTGAACTGTCCTTGATTATTCGTACCTCACAATCCCATTTCAAATCATCAACTATTTCTTGCAGTTCCGCTGCTTCTTCCTTGGCATTGTTTTTGACAACTTCGTTATCCATATCAATAACTTGTAAGTCAATTTGTACCTTGGATTTACGTTCGGTTTTAGCTTGCATAAGCAGGCTGATGTTATGCTCTAGCTCGACGAATGTTCCGTTAACTCTGATCTTTTCATAGTTGCGAACTGAGTCAACAGATATGGTTAAATAGTCTAACTCAAGGAGTAAGTCGATATGCTTATGAATCAGCAGACCGTTTGTACTCATGCCAGTTATAACTTTACCCAAGAATGGTTCAACAATTTTGGATAATTTTTTATTTAACAATGGTTCGCCTGACATCTGGAACTCGATGAAGTATGATCCATCTAAGTCTCTCTCAGCAATTGTCCTGGCGAGGTCAACACTTAACGCAAAATCATCCCTATGTTTCTCCTCAACAAATCGAGGGCACATAGGGCACTTTAATTGACAGGCAGAGTGTGCTTCAATTTGGTAAATTGACGGCACTCTCGGGTTGAATATTGGCCCTTCTAAAACTTTCATAAACACCTCGAATTTAAGCGGTTTTAAGCGGCTATTTTTCAAGCCGCTATGATGGTATTACTTAAACAATGAAACGGCTTAAACAGCCAGATTCTTGCCAATTATCGCTAGGTTTAGCACTGGCTTTAGCTACGATTTTTCGGCTACTAGCACCCGACCAAAGTGAAACATAGTTGACAACTCTATACCTTTGTTATCAACGTATTCAGAGCACATTTGTCCTGGTTCAGCATCGCAAAAAGGACAGTTAAACTCAGTTGCAGTAGGACACGTCTCAACTGGAACTAAGTGCCAAACCTTAGTATGGACTATGGTATTCATCTTGCCATCTTCTTTCTTGAGCTAACGACAGTCTTTTGGGCATACCTATTGTTGCCTATAGACCGTTCAATAGCATCATGTTGTAGAGCGTATATGGTAGCTGTTTGTCTAAATCGACGCAGGTTTTCATGGTTGAGTGCTTCACTCTTATACTTGCTATTACGAACTGGCAAAGTATTATACTCTGAACCTTTAAGCCATTCAGCTACTTCAAACGTATCCTCGATGTTCTTCTTTTCAAGCACCTTGTATATTTTAGGTAAGTGTCTGGCAAAAAATCCATATACGTCACAAATCATTGTGACAAGGAATTCATCTGGCTGTTCTTCTTTAGGAAGCTTTCTGTACATCCAGTAAATACACGGGATTCGTTTAAGAGATAAAAACTCCTCATATGAGAGTTGATTCCGGTGTATAAATGCCATAGCAACTTTCTCAATCCCTTGATGCTTTTTGGTGAAAAACTTTGTTAGGATGAAAACATCCCATTTGTATTGCAGATCCATAACAATCTCCGCTAGTTTCAACAACTTATATGTTATCAGTTACAAAAACTAAATTCAAGACTACTCATAATCACGAATTGCAATACCTCTCAGATGGAAGGGTATGCCGTACTGTGTCCACTCTTGAAAGCGAACTGTCAGTTTTTTACCGATGATATTATCCAAATCCTTAAACCAAGCAGATCGCACTTCTTTTGAACCTTTTGGTCTAACGGTGAACTCATCACCTTTTGCTGTCTTGCAGATAAAGATGACTTGACCTTCTTCTTTACCTTCGCCATCCTTGCCGCCGATGATTTCAAATTCTTCTTCTAAGAAGTCTTTGTACTTCAGCAGATCATATGACCGATAGTTTTCCTGGTACATACCAAGCAGACTACGATACATAGTACCTTCATATCCGTTTTCAATGTTAAACGAATGGAGGTCTTTTAATTGCTGGAAGTTGTTGACATAGATGGTAGATGCCAGAACAACATCTTTAGTAGATGTGCCAAGCCATGTTTCCAACTGTTGAAAACGATCTTTAAATGGAACACCAGGCATCACTACGTCATATACATGGAACTCTAGAGGATCAGATGCAATGTCATTCCGTGACCCAATGACTCGCTTCAATCGGGAAACGATTTCGTTAAGTCGTAGATTGTGGTTGTAAACTTCACCATCTAGAATAGTTCCCACTGGAACTCTTGCAGCGATAGTTGGACTGAATACAGTAAGAGTTTCAAACTTCTTACCTTTACGAGATGTGTATGTGACAACGCCTTGTGAAACATGTTCTGCTAAACATCTTACACCGTTCAGCTTGGGTTGTGCGTATGCTGGATATTTTACTTTGTGAACGTTATCTTTGTATCCATGCGCCAACATCGGCAACAGGACTGAATTAGCGTCATTAATGTTCTCAGCATAGCCTTCATCACGTTTCTTTTCTGCAAGCGATTCAAGTTCTTGGTACGCTTGTTGAACTGGAGTTGTTTGATTGGCTTTGCCGATGTTCTTGCCTTTCTTTATATGCTTGAATGATTCTTGTTTAGCACCGTCTGTATAGCCATACGATACACGGATCACGCAAGTGCCATCTGATTGCGGGTCTAACTTACCTTCCCATACTTTTGCCTTACCGTTCTTTGACACACCGAACAATACTATCTTTACATTTACATCTATCGTTGGTTTTTTCTGTGAATCAAATAAAAAGCTCATAAACTATCTCTAATTAATGTTGTTGATTCCACTACCATCCAAGACTCTATAACTTTCATCTTTTCAAACATAGTGGATGCCATGTCGAATTGAAGTCTGAACAAATCAATCTCAGTGTCCAAAACTTCGTTCAACTTCATAACTCTAAGAACCGCCTCCTTCAGTTCAAAAGGAGACGTTTCTTTAGTGCCGTAAACTTTTAAAGTATACCTAGGCATTGATCTTTAGCAAAGATCTGTCATAGCTGATTGAACAACAGCCGGAAGTGGCTCATCCCATCTGAAGCATATAGCTCCATTTTCACCATCTTCTGAAACGATAACGTAAACCGCACCAAACTCCATCTTCAACTGTTCGGCAAGCATCTCACACGAACAATGACCCATGTCTGGCACTCCCCAACACTTGTCAGGAAACAGATGAGCTATGTACTCATCCACCGCATGTTTCAGCGTGATGATCTCAACATCACGATCATTGTGATCTACTTCAACACCCACCTGAATGTGAAACACATGCCGATGAGGGAATTTAAGATATTGAGCTGGCTCACTTAATGGAATATTATCCCAGCAATGGATGCCTTCAAATGTTGTTTTGCAAAAGACTAATGTTGTCATATTACTCGTCTTCGTCTATGTGAAAAGATGACAATGATTTACCAATCATTGTCTGTAATGATGCCTTGCATCTGGCATCCAGCATCTCAGCATTTGCCTTAGCTAATGAGTAATGCTGATCTAGTTCAAACAATTCAATCCGTTTAATCAATTCTAAAGCTTCAAACACTCTGCTTCTTCTTGCCGAATCCAAACTGGCTAAACTAACATGATACCTGAAAGCATCGAATATTGTTTCTTTGTATGAAAGAGCGTCAGGAACTATAGGAATACAGCCAGCAAAAACCGATTCTACCATTGAAATGCCGAACGTTTCTTGATACGCAAATGAGATGCTATACTTGCATTTCTTCAGCAACTCATAGTATTCTTTCTTTGTTTTGCAAAGCTCATGAGTGACCTTTACTTCCAAAGGAAGCTTATGTGTGACTATTGCATCTTTCAGTATTTCAAGTTCTTTCATACCTTTTTCATTTGAAAGCCGGTGCGGAAATGCTATCCAGTTTTCTTTTGAATGAACTTCTTGCTCAGTGGCTCTTAAACTGTAAGGCCAGTCTTTGATGCAGTCATCTTCATAAAACGGCAAGAACGTTACAGACACCTTGTTTGCCAATGTTTCTATGATTTTTACAGAACCAACTTTGTTGGCATAATCAAAGATAAGCTTCTTATGAAAGTTTGTGGCAACAAAAATGTTGTCTGCAATGAACATCCAACCAAGCTGGAATTCTTTAGCCCACAAACCCATGCCGCTGGTGTACGTCAGATCATGTTCGTCCCATGTACCGGCATGAAAAATTCCATTGATCTGAATTTTCATACCTTCCATCATGTTCTCAACATAACGAAGTTTCTCGATACCAGGAAACCACAAGTCATGAAAGAAAAGACTGAAGTTTCGTTCACCATCTTCATACTCATCCCTGATGCGAGCCAGGATTCTAGCCATTTGAGTAGACTTGTAAATGTTGGTAGCAAACGGATCTAAAAACAAATTAGATTTAATAGTTGATGAAGGCGGAGTGTCACCTAAGATAGTATGAAAGCGTATGGAATCTGAAGCAATTTTAGATAACTCATGTTCAGACCATTTAAGCCATTGAACTGAGTATCTATTTTCAATCGGTTCTATTGGAACGTTTATAATTAACATACAACCTCACTTAAAGAGATCTAAAGAATTCTGCCTTACTGGTCTCATTCTCAAAACAACCTGTAAAAGCATTGGTTACAACACAGCTATCAGTCGCCCTAACACCGCGCATCTGCATACACATATGCTCACCAGATACTTTTACGATGCAACCCTTTGGCTGCAAATACTTTTCAAATATCTGGACTATATCTGTGGTCAACTGTTCTTGAAGTGCTGGTCTGGCAGCTAACAATTGTATGACTCTTGGAACCTTACTCAAACCAATAACTCTGTTAGACGGAATGTATGCGAAGCTTATCTCATACCTGACGGGTAAGAAGTGATGAGGACACATACTCCATGCTGTCACATTCTTTGTGACAATCATCTCGTTATAGTTTGCCGGAAAGTGCTTGCTGAATATACCTTGGAGTTCTTCATCGGAATCAGCATTGAGACCTCTGAATATTTCGGCATATGATTTTGCGAATCTTGCTGGGGTTTCTTTGAAGTTAGCGTCCTCAGTATCAACACCCAGTGCTTGTAGGATGTTTGAGAAACTATGTTCAATGATCTTTTTGTTTTCTTCTTGCATAAAAGCACCGTGAAGTTAGCGCCCAGCATTAGCCAGGCGCTTGATTAATATTACTCGTCTGACTCACCACCTTCGTCATCCGATTCAGTTTGTTCTTCTTCTTTCTTAACCGCAACACTGTCCCGAACTGGTTTCAGTGGTGAAGTCGCTTTCTTAATCTCATCCTTAATCGCTTCACCGACAAACACGGTTAGATCAGCCTGACGCAACGATTCTGAAATGTCGTTAAATTCTTCTTCAGTAAACACCTTAATCAAGATGTAGTTGTTAGGCACAGGATGTTTTGGTCCAGTGCGCGTGGTTTCAGTTTCAAGATCGCCTTCTGCTGGCACTTCAACCAAGCCTTTTTTCTTGGCAGCCTTTTCAGTAGGATCTTTGCCATTGAATTTATCAACAGCCGCTCTTAAATCAGACACCGACCATTCTTTTTCAACAGCTTTATGAGCCAGTTCTGACTGAACTTCTTTATCTTTAATACCTGACAACGTGATGCCATGCCATGCTTCTAACTTCTTTAACGAAAGCATAGCCTGCACATCTTCTGGCAATTCAATTAGCTTGACAGAATTGGCAACGTATGATCTGCTTTTGCCGATCTTTTTAGCCATCTTTTCAGCGTTATACCCGTACATGTCCATGAGCTGGCGAAGTGCGTAGGCTTCTTCCATCGCTGATAAATCTGCTCTCTGCAAGTTTTCGATTAACGCCAGTGCAGCAGACTTGTTGTCATCAAACGCATGGACAATAGCTTTCACTCTTGCTTTGCCAAGCAATTTGTGCGCTCGCCATCTGCGCTCGCCAGCGATCAATTCGTAAATTTCGCCTTGTTCGTCATCTTCAATTCTGCGAACTGAGATCGGTTGCAACAGACCATTTTGGTCGATTGAGTCAGCAAGATCCTCTAACTCCTTGTCATTAAAAAACTTGCGTGGTTGAAATCTGTTGGGGATAATTTTATCCACACTGATGTATTCTACTGTTTCCACAACTTCGGTGGATTCGGTTGCTGCTCTTTTTGCAAATGCGGTCATGACTGCGTACCCCTTAAATAAATGTAAAATGTAAAACAGTGGCTAAACTGTTGTGACTATTTTATAAAATAATGCCATGCAATACAAGGCATTTATTTATTATTATCCAACCAGCAAATAGCGTAGTCTGGATTCCTAAAAAGGATCTTAAAACGTTTGTTATCTGGCTCGTCTATCTTCAACGAATCTTCAATCAAGATAGCCTGATCCACTATTGATTTAACAGAACGTCTGGCAAAATCAATAGCAGCACCTTTAGTCTGAAATCCTTTATATACAGATTTTATACCTCTACACTCGCAATACACTTCTAGTACAGACATGACAGCCTCCTACGGCTCATCGGTATAAAGAAATAATCTTGGTGACCCATCATTCTCATAAGTCATGACAGTGATTGGGTAGAAATCTTCCATTTCAGCATCCCAAGCATGAATAACAGTCTCACCAGGTAGCCCATGTTCTTTCAAATCTTGTAAGTATTTAATAAGACCATCTACAGATGAATCATTAACTGCAAATTCTCGTACTTCTCTAGCAAAATCAGACATTTCCTTTCTCCTATAAAAAAAGCTTACTGCTCTTTTACAAGCAGTAAGCCTTGCGATGTGCCGTAAGCCGGGATACTTATTCTTTGGTAATTTTGTAAGAAGTGCCAGCTTTGTCTTTAAAGCCACCAGCCTTCAACAATACTTCCATAGTTTTCTGAGTATTGAACCAAACGATGTGAACCGAAGAACGTTTAGCAACAACGCCTTTTTCTTCAAGTTTCGCCATTAATTCATCCAGTGTAACGTCATATGCTTCCGCTAAAAGATCACGCATGATGCCGCTATTACTAGGAACCGATTCTTTTGGCTCTTTAGGCGGTTTAGGAGCCTTTGGCTCTTTAGGTGCCTTTTCTTTCTTTTCAGCTTTGGCTTTCTTTTCAGCCTTCGCTGGTTTTTCAACCGGAACATAAGCTTCGATTGCTTCGGCAAGGCCTTCCATAGTTGGCGGAACCCAATCGTCGTCTTGACCGTTAGTGTCGTAGGCGGCAGCAAATTCGTTATACCAACCTTTGATCTGCTCGTCCAAGCCGTTCCAATCTTCTTCCGGCAACTGGCTTAAACCGAGAGCAGCGTCTTTTAAATACTGAGCTTCACCTTGACCAGTGTAGCCTTCACCCAATGCTTCTACAACTTTATCATGAATAGACATAAAACTTCCTTAAAGATTATTAAAATAATTTTCTGTTAACTTTAACAGATCGACTTTGTTTGGATTGTGTCCTAAAAGTCGGCATAAAACGCTATTACTTGTCACATCTTTTTTCAAAGAGGATGCAACTGCATCCAAAATTTCTTTTGGTGCATTTAACAGCAGGTTTAACACTTCACGAACTTCTGACGGAGCTTGCTCAATCAAAATTTCAATATACCCAACATTGTCGTCTGATAAAAGACTTTCAATATTGAACTGGTTTGAATCATCATCTAACGAATTAAATTCTGATTCCTTAACTACCGCTTGATACTTCGTATCTTTGTTTGACAAAGTAATGAAGTGTCTAGTCCAGCATGTTTTGAAACATGCCATGTATTGCTGAGGAGTGACAAGAGTAACATCTTTCTCACTCTTAATCAACCTCTTTTCTACTACAAGCAATGTAAACATTGCTTCCTGAAAAGCATCATCCCACTCCATAATGTGATGCACCTTCCAGTAGTTTGATGATAGAAAGTTAACAACGTAACCATCAATCACCCGTTTTAAACCAGGGTCAATCCTATTTAATATTTGCATATCTCACCAACTGTTCTTATCAACGTTTTGAGTTTATATTATATGTTATATATAACCGCAAAGCAAGATACTGTTAAACTTTATTGAATGGATATACGCCTTTAATTGCTGTTATTAAGTATTTACCTTTTGAATCTGATTTCATAAAATCACGGTAAACATCTGCTGGTACACCATCATACCTGTAAGTTGTTCCGTTCTTAAATTCAACGAATAATTCTTCCTTTTCAAAATCAAATCCAATTGCTTCGACATTGCTTGACGAAACACTTCTCATCTGTACTGCCATAAACACCTCTATTCTTATTTGGTTTTGTAACGATATTCTTGCAGAAGGCTTAGCGCCTTATCACATCTCAGTAAGGCTTCTCCTTGAAAATCAATTGGTCTTGGTATTGCATTTTTATCTACGTTCTTATCCCAAAAGTCAAACACACAATCAGGGCTTAAAGCATACTCTACAGCCTCAAGTAACTCCTGAAGCTCTGTAACCTTTGCAGCCATCTGATCCAAATACGGCAGAGGATTCGCTATTACCTGAGCATCTCTGATTGCTACCAGTGCGACAAGTCTGCTTAAAACATTTCTGCCTTCTTCTTTCATATGTGCCATTTTAAAGCGTTAAAATTTAAGCCATACAACTACATAGCCAACATAAAAACCCAAGCTTAAAACGGCTTACAGTGACAAATACCGCTAGAGTTATCACTGTAAGCCAGCGTATTATGCCGCTTCCCTTACCAACGCTTTAGCCGCATTGAGAGCTTTACCACCGATTGACTTACCCAGTTGTTGAAAAACAACTTCTGGTTGGTCAACCATTTCTTGCAATGAATTTATACCCGCAGCTTCAAGCTTTTTAGCTCTTGCTACACCAACACCTGGCAATTTGCAAAACTCAGCCAAGCTTGCTCTAACCCCAAATTTGACACGCAAGTTAAGCATATCTAACTCAGTTGACTTACCCCATTCCTTGAGTGAGTCGATCCAATGCAACGCACCAGTGATACGGTCAATATCTGTTTTGATAGGACGCGCATACATATGGCTGCCTTGTTGCTCAGTGATGAGATCATACAAGTCGGCAGCTATAACGCTCTGCGTACCAGTGACTTCCTCACCTCTGATTTGTGGAACACGTTGGCTTATAGCCCAACTATATTCTGCAACCCGTGACTCCTCATTTCTTGGCACATAGTTCAACTGCCAGCTTGGAGTTGTTCCCAACGCATACGAAAGTGCCAAATCACTGTCCCACAAGTTGCGCTCAGTCATTCTGGTAAACATCATAGCCCAGTGATTAACGTCACGCGGATAGTAATACAGTGAAGCACTGACTCTGCCCAATGAAGTTATCCGATACTTACCATCTTCGGTAATCACCATCATATTGAGCTTAATCAGTTCTGCAATTACCCCATTGATAAATCTATCTTCAACTTTAACTTGCAGCGATGCCAGCGATCTAGTAAACCAGTTCATTAAAGATGGCATATCTTTAACTTCGCCATTAGCGATCTCTGCCAACACATGGAAACCCAAGATGTCGGTGTTAATCAGTGTAGACGTAATGTTGCGTGGATTTTTAACTTTGTTAGCCCACATTTGTGGATCATCACATATTAAAAAGCACCGACCAATATCTGACTTACCTAAACGACCAGCACGACCAGCCATCTGAATAATATCCAACTCATCAACAGGCTGCATCCCTCTGGTTGTGCCGATGATAATTGCATTGACAGCAGATGTGTTGACACCCCATGCCAGTGTGCTTGTGGAGATCAGCACTTTCATTGAGTCCTCTTCATTGGACTTGAATGACTTTTCAACACCACCACGATCATCCTTGCCTAAGTCGGCATTGTGGAACGCGCAATTAACACCACGATCTCTAAGCATCGTTTCCATCTGACGACCTGTGTTCTTATCATGCACAAACACCAGCGTTTTCTCATGCTGATATTCAAGAACCAAGTCAATAGCAATAGCCAATTTAGATGCTTGTTGTTCACCATAAAATGATCCAGTGAACTGTCTAAAAAACCATTGCAACTGAGTAGGACGCCAGTTGTTGTTAATCACATTGGTTTCTTTGTCATTGAGATTAGTCAACCATACTTTGAACTCAGATACGTTGGGCATGGTAGCTGATAACATCAAAACTCTAGCATCAGGAACCAACTTGCAAAAGCGCATCAATCCAACTTCCACAGCATGACCACGATTAGTGGAAATAATGTGAGATTCGTCAGTGATTACCAAGCCTACATCAAACAGCCAGTCTGATCTTTCAGACTTGTGGTTGCGTGTTCTGCTATCAATCATTTCCGATGTTAAACAGATCAGATCAGCTTCGTTAAGCTCTTTAGCCCGTTCTTCGGTCAACGTGTAATCACCAGTCAAAATGCAGATCTTATAATCAGCACCGAATGACTCAGACCATTCTTCGTACTTTTCTGAAGTCAAAGACTTTAATGGCGATACATAGCACACTTTCTTTTGATGTACCTTCAAAGTTTCCCAAACGAACAGTTCACCTGAAATTGTTTTACCAGTTGATGTGGATGTTCCAAGCACCAAGTTACAGTCTTGCTCCCAGTAACCATGTTGCAAAATAGTAGATTGCACACGGTTGAAAGTAGCAAACGGATATTGGTAGTGAGGAAACACTGAAATTGGATACAGTGAATCCTGTTCAACCAGTGGTGTCATATCTTCAATGATACGTTCTTTTGTTGAAACCAAGTCAACCTGAGACACGCTGGTTATCGCATTGACCAATGGTCTTACTGCATTAAACTCTCTCAAAATATGAGTAGCCTTTGTGCCGCATTTTGGATACGCACCACAACCCATGAATGGTTGTCTTGTTTTTCCATTAATCCGTTCAAACTGAATCGCACCACATTTTTTGCAGAACGTAAGTTTGAGCGAATCGTTCATGACCTCCAGCACTCTGCTGGTAATGCGATCAAATACAGTGGTAGCACCTTCAGTGCGTAACACCTTTGGATAAGCTTTAGTTGCTTTACCAGAAATGGTATCGTACATCACCACTCTTATTGCATCTTCACCGATATCTCGGCTAACACCATCAGGATTGATAGTGGTGTAAACGTGAAGCTCTAATGAGCTTTTTGATTTTGTAGGAGCGCAGATAACTAACTCAGCTCCTGAATTTGGTTGCATGATCTTCCATGATTTAAAACCGTTCTCTACCGTTAACGTTGCGGTTGCCCACGCTTCGGCTTGTTCTCTTGTGATTGTTACGAATGACATTTTATTAACTCCAATAAGTGCTTATCAACATGGTTATTATATAAAATAAGTAATGGTAAAAACAGACTCAACTTAAAATTTATTTCATAGTGTCTCCAAAAGTTTGAGTATCACATCTCCATGACAGGGGTGAGGCTTACACCAGCATCCCAGTATCTTGCCATGCAAGGAAGGCAGCTTCTTTCTCAAGTGTGCTGCTTCAGGAGAAGAAGTTAACCAAGTTTCGTATTTTTGGATAACTTCTTCTCGTGTCCCGTCTTTACCAATCTCAAACGGATTTCCCCATGGGCCAGGCCGTCCAATGTAAATATCGTATCGTGATCTTTTACAGTGAACGACCTTGCTCATAACTTATACCTTTTCTTTCAGTGGCGGAGTTTTCTTTGGTTCACCCCAAAGCAGCACCTTTTTATCATCAATATCAAGTGTGATCTTGTTTAATGATTTATCATCAAGATATGCGCCAGTTGGAATAAATACTTCATAATCTTCTGGTAGCGGCTTTAACAGAGATATAAGATCTTTAAGCTTCATAAATACTCCTCATGAACAAATACAGTCTTTGCCAAGCGAACTTTCTCCTTGCGTGGCAAAGCATCAAACTCAGACCAATCAATGTGAGGATTGAAAGTTTTTAATCGGTCAGCATCAAGAACAAGTTCGATAACCTCACTCTGTGAAATTGTGGGTATACCGCTTTCATCAAACGCTGCATCTATGTAATCAGATACACATGCTTGAAAAACTGCCCACATTCCAGCAACCTGTTCACTCGTCAACACTTTCATCACGATACCTTTAAATGGTTAATTTTGGTTATAACGAACGGAAAGTCATCCCCATGTTTTCTTTTCCACTCATCGTATTCTCTTTTATGAACCATACAGCAGTAATGTTCTGTCAACATTTGACCTTCATTGCTTACTCTAATTTCATAAAAGTTGTTGTTTATTTCCGACTCATCAGGAGGCGATGATGGAAACACTTCCATCAATCTGCCAGCATGTTTTTTGTAGAAGTGTTCACGGTACTTAGCCAGTGACACATCTACTGACGGTAGTATCTCAACTCCCAACATGGTTTCAATTATTTCAGGGTAGTAGTTATAAAGAGTTTTTATAACTACTTCTGAAATGTGGCGTCTGTAATGGTGAAAAAACCACCGCATTACATGAAGGTGCTTCTTAAAACAATAAATTCCGTCTGACGTTTTGTTAAACGGAACCATGTCATTCAGACCAGGCGCCAGCTTAAATCTTTTGTGGATGCCTTGTTTATCCGACACCACCAGCAATTGAAACAGAGCACGTTCGTTTGGGTAAACTTTCACTTGTTTCTTTTGCCATGATTTAAGCATCAGCATCAGCCTCCGCTTTCTTTGCTTTCTTTGCTTTCGGCTTTTCAACTTTTGGTTCTTCAACCTTAATAGCTGATTTACCAGCATTAACAGCAATAGGAGCTTTCTCACGCTCACTGTCGATACGTCCTTTAACTTTAGCGTGGAAGTCTTCCATTTCAGTGAAAGCAAGATCAGCTACCGCTTGGAAGCAGCCAGCGATAAACGCTTCTTTAACCATAGGATCTTCATTATCCATGTAACGTGCTTCAAAACCTTTTGGCTCAACTTCATACAGACTCAAGCTCAAGAACATTGAGTGAATGACACCCCACTGTTCTTTGTTGAAACGTCCTTGAAGCAACTCTCTATTGATTACACCAGTTTCACCATCTCTGGCACGTTGGATAATTTCTTTTTGCTTCTCTTTATCCCCATGCGATTTGCGAACGATTGCCAATGCTTCTTGAGTTTTGATCTCACCGCTTTGCATTGCCTCTTTCACCTCGTCATCTGCACTGAGCAAGCATAAGCGATCAGATACATGACTCAAAGATCTACCAATTTTATTGGCAATTTGTGCCTGATTCCAACCAAAATCATCACGAAGCTTCTGAAGCATCACAGCTTCTTCAAGCGGTAAGAACGGCTTACCATTGTTAGCGATAACCATATCCGCCAGAATGTCTTCTTCATTCTCTGTTGACGGAATAACTGTTGTTAAAAAGTCAGGCACATGACCTCTTTCAATCAAGGCCATGCAAGCTTTGTGTCTACGGTGTCCGTTAACCAAGTAGTAAACACCGTCTTTTTCTTGAACTTTAGCAGGTTCACGCATACCATTAACACGAATAGACTCGGCAAGTTCGTCGATATTGCCATAATCAAATCTTGTGTTTCTTCCTTCAACAACTATAATGTTTCGTGGATCTACTGTTACTAACGTCACGTCTACGGGCTGGTACATTTTTGTTCTCCGATTAAGGTCTGTAAGATTCATAGCGACGAATCGCTGATGTTCCGTTGCTATGCTTTTGTTCCATGTTTTGAAACAATTGCTTTATATCGAGTTCACTCATACCCGAGGTAATAAGCGCATTATAGAATAAAGTTACATCACAATCTTCTTCTAAATATGCAAAGTCACCTTTCATATAAGAGTAAGATGTAACATCGTTGTGAATGTTCAACTTTTCCAGTAAGTCCTTTTTGACTTTTAGCCATCCATGACCGGGATCACTGAAAAAGGTGAACTCACTTGGTTTTAAAGTGAGTTCTACCATTGTTAACTCCTAGCGGCTAAATTTATAGTGGTCAAGGCAAAGCACTTGATATGTATCTTTGTCGGCATACTTTGAAAACACTTTATCAAGAATGCACGTTTTATACATGAAAGAACCAGGCTGTAAGTTTTCAGCATCCTTTTTCAACTGTGCGGCTTCCTTTTGTGGTACGTCACGCATTACTTTGCTAAAGAGAGCGTTCAACGCTTCCCCTGCTTGTTTTTTGGTCATGCAATAAGCTGGGCGTGCTGGTGGACCATACGCACGTTTTTCGGTAGGCGCTCTTTCTGAGCGCAATATGGTATTGAAAACAATTACATCATGTTGCAAGATAAAACCACTCATAAACATACTCCTTTTTATTAACATTCAACAAGTTAAAACAAATTGCTTTAACGGTTGACATTATATAAAAAGTAGCAAGCCAATCATAGAGTAATTCAAATTATTTTATTAATTTAATTAGTCGTGAACCGTCATCGCCTACCTGAGTATGGATGCGGACGTGATACTGCCTGTGATCTGCTTTATGGATCACTATTCTAGCGCAGTCGTAATGGAGGTTGAGATTCATTAGAGTTTCGGTAACTTCTGAGTCCACGCACCAGAGCATTTCTAACTCATCCCCAGGTTCAATCTGGGACAGGATGGAAAGCCATTCGATGTTTAAGGTGGCAGGTTTAAAGATGAAGTGACCTTTAGCTCTTTTAAAGCCAGATGGTACTCTTTCTATTATTTCTGATAACAGATAGAACATGTATTCTCTGTTCGCACCTTTTTCAGTTTTGTAAGAAGTATTGACTTTGGTCTTGTTTTTGCTTAGTATGGAAAACGCTACGAAATCTGCACGTTTTAAATTAAGAATATCTAGGTCACTAAGAAATACTCTAGTGCCACTACAAAAAGAATTGCTAACAATAGGAGTAGACATGTGCGAAGTCGGATCAGGGTATGAAGGGGATGTAGATTGGTTTGATGCCAAGTGTGAGGAGTTTAATATTCCAATCCAGAATGAAGATATTCTTTTTCAGTTTTCAAAGAAAGTTCAATGGGTCTGTGCTAAACAAGAACGCCAAGAAACGGAGAAAGCACGAATCTTGGCGTTTAAAGATTTCTTAGAGAAATGCTATCCAGCTATTGCATCAAGGTTAGTTTGATACAAATCTTCAAAGGCATTAAGTGTTTCCCGTGTTCCAAATGTTTTTGGATCATTGACTATCTTAATGCCTGATTCAAACATGTTCGCCAATTTGGAAGTTACGAATTCCGTACCACCAGCAAAGAAAACATCTATATCAATAGCAGCCTTATCTGCTAAGAACTGTCTGGTTGAATATGCCATATCAAGGCATTTTTCCAATGTTTGTTTACCTTGCAAAACGGATCGTATTTTCGCACCATTTTCTGGGTTACGAAACTCTACTGCAAACATGCAGTCGTCTTGAATCTGTTTGCCTTCATGCTGTTCATATGCAGCATAAAAATCTGTCACTACTTTGCTATTACTGTTCATAAACCTACTCTCATTCACGTTTTAAATAAACCCATTCAATTGCATCGGGTTGTTGCTTTGCTTCTTTAGTGGAGATGATCTTTATCCCGCCAACATTGTTGAACAGGTAAAAAGTGCCATTCACATTCAAGTGTCCTATATAAAAAACTCGTCTGTAAATGGCTAAGATTGCTCCACTTTTCTGTTTATCTTCCGGTATCTCAGGAAACTCCTGAAGAGTGGAAGTAAAATCAAATGACCTTGTCTTCATATCGTTCCTTTTTAACAGGTACGTCAAATTTCATTTGAACTATACCTTGTTCCAGTTGCTTGCTTGCTGTTAAGAAAAACAAAGAGCTGTTGTTGGCAGCTCTTGCATTTACTTGCTTGGTCTTGTTTACCAATTCTACTATGTTGCTCATGACACTCTATCCTGAATCAATTGAAAAGTCAGTTTGTGAGAAGTTACTCTCAACAAATATTTTAGGATAACAGTAAAACATCCTAGTCTCCTCATTTCTTAAAACGTAGCGATCTTCTCCATCTTTAGTGAAGAACGTTCCCGGTTCATAAATGACCGTGAAGTTATCTCTACCTACTTCCGAATCATGGCTAATCTTTGAATTCCTTTTAAAAGAATTAACGTAATTCTTCTTTGGTTTAAAATATCTGGCTTTAGGACCACATCTCCAAGGCTGTCTACCAGACCGTTCTCTTGCACAAAACAACAATTCCTTATTAAAAATAGGGAAGTGATCTTCTGGTGAATAATCTACCAGGATTTTTTCTCTAATGCAATTACCATCGGAAAAAAAGTTACAAGTGTAACAACTCTTTCCGTCTGACGTTACATCAGTTAGTATTTTTGGATAACAGTTCATATCTGTCCACAATAATTTTAACAATGTCGTCCACAACTTCGTAAAGCTGTCTGTTATTGTTCACAACATATTCACAATCATCTGGCTGAAGATCGTTTTCTGATTTGTGAGTGTCTAACACCGCAACATCTAAATTGCGTTGTAAATAGAACGTTAAGCCAGGATTCTGTTGTTTGACGAAACCAAGCTCATCCGCAAACCTTAAATCATCTATGATGATACTCAGGTTATTTTTAACATACCGTTCGTTGACCAACATAGCCCAAAAGTCTTTTTGTATCTGGTCACGACCCCATTCAGTGCCAAGTGTCTGATAAAACTGTCTCAATGTTTTATCAGTAAACAAGAACTTGTCATTCTTACCACACGAAAAATCTGTTTTCGTGTAGTCAGACAGCACTTGAACCATCTGTTTAATTGGGGTGGCAAATGATACCACCGGCAAGGTTAAATTGTATCTGTATTGCAACGCATCTCGTACTAAAGATGCCACCGTCGATTTACCAGATCCCGCTTTACCTGCAAATGCAACTATCATACTCATCTGAATACCTTCCTTATCTCATTAATTTTAAAAGTAATACGACCCTTCCAACCCTCATAAACTTTAGGACAGATAACAATTTCATGACCTAAATAGCAATCCGCTTGCAAAGTTACAGCACCATCTAAATGTACTGCTCCAAACGCATGTTCTTCAACCACATAGTTGAAAACAAATTCTCTTGTAATACTCTCAGGAAACAGTGCTTCCAATATGAGAACTGTTTGAACACCGTTCTCTTTTAGAAGTGCAGCTACTTCCTTTATCTGTTCAGAATACTCACCTAGTATTCTGTCAGTAGTAAATATTGCGTAAATCATACCTTGTCTCCACCATTACATTAAGCATTGTTTTCTCGTTGTGCTTCAAATATAGCTAATTATATATATTATCAATCACACAAACAAGACTCATTTAACAATTGTAGTTACCACTAAACAATGCTTAAAGATATAGTCAAAATTGGCAAGAATCCGGCTGTTTTAGCGGCTTTGATTGTAAAGCCATGCCATTACACCAGTATTGAAATAAGCCCGCTTAAAACGGCTTACAGTGAGGGTGAAGGTAATCTGGTCAGGAGTTGCACCTGACTTGCGATCTTGGCAAAATGGTTAGTTATCGCCTCAACAACCTGCGCTACACTGAGTTCTCACCACAAGAACATAAGCAAGCTCGGCTACCAGTCTGTTTCACTGTCAACAGCGCAGACTACCTTCAAATCAAAAACTACTTAAACGCTTTAGGCAACGGCATTGGCAGAGTATCGTCACATTTACCATCAGTAAACCGCTTCTGAAAGTCTGCCGTTGTTGCACAAGCAATTGTAGACGAGACCGTCGAACACTTTAACTCTACAATCTTTTCACCGCTATCATTAATCAGATCAATCGTAGCCCACCCGTCACCTTGAGGACATGTGTCCTTTATTGACGAATCACCTCTAGCCTTGATTTTTAGATCAGGGTTATAAGTGTTTCTGTAGATAGTAGCGTTGAAAGATGAATTGTCAATCGCCGTCTGTCGTTGTGCTTCCAATGTTTCAAACGAAACCTTCGGTTGCTCTTGGCAGCCTGAGCATAATGCTGCTATCGTCAATACTACCACAATAGGACTTAAGAACATTTTTTTCATACTAACCTCATAACATTGCTTTTAGATTAAAGTGAAAGGAGGCATTATCCACGATAAAGACTTTATGGCCTGCAAATGTTATTGGGCCATTGTTCTCCGCTTGCATAATGTCTCCGAACTGCCGCTGGCATTCTAGAGTTAATGCCTCATTTTTCAACTCCTTGTAAGAGGATCTGTCTAAGTAAATAAAGAACGGAACATCTGTTCTTTGTGTACTTTTACAGACCTCATCAGTCTCATGCCAAAGCCTTTCAAATACGGTTCTGACTGTCAACATCTTAGCCACCACAGAACGCTGATATTGCAGCAGGAGTGTTGCTGTCGAAACCGCAGAAGTCCATCATATTTACATCATCAGGATCAGCAATCGTGCAATCATTTACTTCCATCGCAACAACAGCAAGCTTCGCATCAGGTTTGTTCATTTTCTTACGATACTCCTTAAGAACACTGACAACGTGTCTGCCCTGATTGACTTCGTTATCAGTGTAGATCACGAAACAATCAACATCCAGCTTGTTCTTTAAAGCGTACTCAATGGCTGAGGCGATGTTAGTAGAACCCATTCTGGTTTTATCAATGGTAGCAATAACCTGCTCTAACGTATCATTCTTGCTGATGTTAAGCTCTGTCACTGAATCTGAGAAACCCATAATGTGGTAGTTTTCTTCAGACTTCATTGTAACCATTGCCATGACAGCAGATGCCGCTCTTGGTGTGAATCCTGCTAACCCGCCAATACAGTTCCAAGTCATTGAAGATGAAATGTCAAGACATAACAAATACTTCTTACCTGTTGGCTCAACGTGTTTGAATGAATAGTAGAACGCTTCATGCAAAGCATCAACGATCTGTTTAACAGGCTGCCAAGTCAATGAGCCTTTGAATCCATGACCTGATTTATAAGTCAGATATGCAGTAAGTATCTGCATTGGATGGACTTTTGAATTAACTATGTTAAACACTCCACAAATCTGTTTAGCTATAAAGGCGGTCATGTCATCTAATGGTTTAATAGCTCCATTAGCAGTCATTACACCAAGGTTTCTAAGCATGGCAATGTAAGGCATGTTGTTAATAACAAGACCATGCCAAACTTCTGGATATGCAAGCCATTTAGTTGGGATCAACTCTCTGTTAGGAAAGTGATACTGCTCAATAAGATCAATAACATCACCAAGATCGTCAGCCTGTTTCAACAGCTCAAACCCAATAATGTTGTCAAGATCTCTTTGAGTTTTCAACAACTCCATGTCAACCTGTTTCTTAACAGCCCAGCGCAATGCAGTTGAGACCACGTTGGATGTAGGAACTGGTTTGCACAGTCTTAAAACATCTCTATGCGCCCATCCGTTTCTTTGCTGGTACTTAACCAGTTGGTAGGCAAGATCTCTTGGATCTTTTGAAAGATACCAGTCTTTTAACGCATTGTTGAACAACCGTCCTCGACCCCTGAAATACTTTGAGTATTCCATGAAAGCGAACAAATGTGTTCCTATTCTACAGACTTCTTTCAGCTTAGACAACGCATACTTTCTGACATGCGTTTCTTCATTGGAAGCTGCATACGCTAACGCAAAGATGCAAGTTTCGTTCTTTATACATCTGGCATTGACTGAGATGTCAACAATCAGATCAATAGCACCGTGATAATTGTCCTTCAGTGCTTGAGTAAGAGCTTTAACATTGTCCTTAGTAAGTTTCTTTTCAGAAACATAGTAAGTGCCGCCTTCAGTACCCAACACCAAGAAACGTTCCAACTGTTTAAGAGTTGGTGTTGCAAACACAAATCCACCTGTGTTGTTTTCTTTCATGTTCTTGCCTGGTATAGGCTTAGAGACTGGAGTATCTCCGGTGTCTCTTTTATGGTCAATATGATCTTGAAATTTAAAGGTCATGTTCAATCCTCGTAGGATAAGTGGTTAATGTACTTCTTTTTTAGCTTCTTTACAAAATCCGAATAGAGTTACTTCTAGTTCAGCTTGTATTTTTTCAAGAAAGTCTACGCCTTCATCCTCACCAAGATCAGGCGCACACTCTGCCATAGCGAACATGATTGCAGCTCCGGCAAAGAACGTCATTCGCAGATCATTCTTTTGAATATCAGACATTGGTTTTGGAAAGACAGTTTCTAAGTATTCCTCAAATTCTGCCTGCACTGATTTAAAAACTTTTGGCATATCAACTCCTATTATTAACTGTTGAGAGCAATGTTTGTGAGCATTCCACTCACAAGTCGGTTAGGGCATACAAAGCCAGCCAGGCTCTTTTAATGGGATTGATTACCCAACCATTTCTGGATTGTTTTTCCACGAACTATCGCTGGTTAGGCATGACTAAGAGGATATAGCCTTCCAGCTCATTTCAGGCATTGCAAACCTAAAATATTTGGGATACTTGACATAGATATTATTTGACATTTAATCTACGCCTGCTTATTCCTCCGCATCCCCAAGAGTGTCACTAATAGTCCAGTCTGATCCCTACATGTAAGATCATGTCAAGTGCCAGACTAAAGTCAAGAATAGGGTTCTCTGCTGGTGGGAATCGAACCCACGACCAACTGCATGGTGGTAACCTTATCCATTCAGTCACAAGTGACAAGATGTCTGAATAAGACTTTTGGGCGGTGGCTCTACCAACTGAGCTACAGCAGAGAAAAACGGGACAAGTGTTAGCAATGGAGGTTATTTTAGGCAGATAATCCATAGCGATCAGTCCCAAAGAGCTGAGGGTTCTTTAAACTCTTCCCACAAAGACATTTAAAGTTTAAAGTCATTTTTCTGGACTATTTTTATTGAACAGCGGAGTTGCCATACAGCAGCCTACCGTTCTCAAAATTCTGGCTCTCAGGGATGGAGTCGAACCATCAGTCACCTGGCAAGTCCGGAGATGAAGTCGGACTTGTTGCTTAACTCCGATAATGCGCGTTACCGGAGTGACCTGAGAATAACTAAGTGTTGTAGGCTGGATTCGAACCAACGTTACCCGCTCCAAATGCGATAATCATATCTATTCAGTTCAATAGAACAAGTGAGAAGACATGAACTTTTAGGCGTCCTAACCACTAGACGACTACAACAAAACTGGCGTTGTGGGCTGGATTCGAACCAGCGACCTTCCCCTTAGCATGGATAATCTTATTCAATCAGCTCTAAGAGCGAGAGGTTGAGTAAGAGTTTTTGGCTGCTCTACCACTGAGCTACCACAACATAATTTAATAGAGCAAGTTCCTTGTTTTGGTGTTAAATACAGATTCAAAGTCAGTGATAACCAAAACAATTCAGCTCTAAACATAATACTCTCATGAAGCTAATCTTCTATACGCATCAATTGTGACTTTTCTACATACTAGAAAACTTACAAGAGTATTATGTTTAAAACTGGTGACACCGTTTCCAGTGTCACCAACTATACCTTACTTTTTACTGTTACCAGGATTACTATCGTCAACTTTTCCTGGATCGTTGCCGTGTCCGTTATTTCCGTCATCAGTAGAACATGACGGTACAACTACTGGAACTGGTGGTGCTACCAAAGTATACCTTCCGCTTTCTGCTGGTAGACTCCAAGTCACTTTACTAACATAACTGGATATCTCGCTAACACTTCTAAACTTAGTGCTTGCGTTTGTAGCAGTTCTGTATTTAGCACCGACCTTCAACAGCACTTCTTTTTCCGTGTGCTGGACACCGCAAGTTAATAATACCTGAACCCCAACATCAGTAAAAATGGACGTACAGCCATTATTATCTGCGTTGTTGCTAACGTGGTCTATTACCAACTTAACTGGAATGATTTCACCCTGAGCTGTTCCAACATCAGGAATAATCATCCAAGTATTAGCCTTGGCATAGCTTACAGAGTTAATGTTCACAACAGGTTGTTTCTGCATGTGAGACTCTGCTTTCATTGCGAACTCTGTGACATTTGTAATGTTCACAGTGGTTCCCGGATCAGCCGTACTAAAACTATTATCAGTAGTATATACCTTGTAAGCAAAGGCTTGGCTACTGCTTAATAGAACAATTACTGCCGACAACATCTTAACATTTGTTCTCATGACACAACTCCTAGTTGAACTATGTTCAACGCCTTAGATAAATGACGTACCTCTTACCTGAGAACTGGCATTTGCAAGATACGTTTCCCGTAAAACCCTAACAGCGTTTCCAACTCCACTCGCTGCCATTCCAAAAATAAACCCATTCAGCACCCATAATGTCGGTTGGATATTTTGTTTTACCCAACTTCGTTGCGTACTCGGTAGGTTTAACACCGTCGAATTCTTCACCTTTGTCACGATGGTATGCCTCAGTGAACTGGCTATACTTCACATTTTCACCTGACTCTACATCAACAAACTCATGCGGAATAGTTCCGTCTTTTGTAACATTAACACCAAGCACAGATAAGTCACCGAGATTAATCAGTTCGTCAACCTTTTCTTGACTGTTATAAAAATGGTTTAAGACATAGCCGTTATGTTCAGGATAACCGTCCCAATGACAGTAAATTCCGCGATCACTAACGCTATCTACGATAAAACTTCTTGTAGCCATATCAACTTCCTCATCAACAATTAAAAGGAACAGAACATAAAGTTTGCGGTACTCATGTTCTGCTACACTGGTCATATCGAAGTCTGACCAGACTGGTGCAATTTACTCGCCCTAGTATTCAGCACCGCATCTGGCTGAATACATCACACCTCTTACAAGGCAAAGGTTTTTTATGAAACGATTCCCATTAAATGAGATTCATTACAATAAAACAACTAACGATGTTTTATTGGATTGAACCCAATAAAAGTGAGTACCTGATCGAGTCAGGTACTCATGAAGAAGTTTACATTAAGTGGCGTTGGAATCGAACCAACATTCGGGGGTTATGAGCCCGTCAAAGTTACCAAATCTTACCAAAAATGCCCGTAATTTATCACCTTTACGGTCAGTGCCAAAATATAGAGAAATTAAGTCGAAAGATTGAACCACAATGAGAAGATGCCATTGTCTGTGATTGGATGGCAGGTCGCAAACCCTGCAAATCAGTTCTAAGACTTGTTTTTCGATTCTGACTTTCAACGCTTCTCGCGATACCATTAGTTATAGCTAACATATCAATCCACTCCAGTCAAAGTTTCGTACAGCCATCTCGTCGGCTGACCCAAGTTGTGCTTCTAGCTTCCAGCACCGCATCCAAAATTCGTTTGTTAAGCAATTTATCTGCAATTGCTTAACCATTGAACATATTATATATAAAACCGCTAACACGTTCAAGATCATAAAAAACTTTTTTAACTTTGCAAACTCTTTGTTTGCTTGTTCAGTGTGATAATTATATATAATTAGCAACACCAGTTCAAGGTCATTTTCAAAACTATTCTTAGCTTTAAAAATGACCCTGAGCCCTTATACCTAAGTAACTCAGGATCATCAGCGGTTAGATTTCAATTTCTATGGCACTACTAATGCCTATCCACTATAAAGTTTATTCAAGAAACCAAGGTCGTTACTATAACGATGATTTAAGTTCTGGACGCTCTACCACTGAGCTACCCCGCTCCAAATAATACTCTGTGAATACTATTTGGAAGCGGGAGCAGGATTTGAACCTACGACTTTCCAGGCATATATTTTATGAGAATATATTTGACCTTGAACTATTCTAAACTTTACTCTTATTATAACGATGTTGAGACAATACGATCCGCCTACATGTCACAGTGAACAGAGCGAACTCTGCGCGTCTACCATTCCGCCAACCCCTCACAAACAACACCTTAATACTGTTTGTGAGGGGTAATGGATTCGAACCATTAATTTCCAGTAACCTCAGCAATAACTATAACGATAAAGAAAACACTAACGATGTCTCAAAATTTATTCTTTAAAAGCCTTTAGGATTATACCTGTGATAACATCACCAATCCTGTCATTGACCGCATCCACCGCATTGGCTCTCATTCTAGCCTGCTTGGTAGAAACAATCAGTTCATCTAATACTGCAATCACGTTAGCCTTTTGCTTGCTAGTGGCTGCACCGGAGTACAACTGTCTGGTAAATGTACCCACAGTTTCGTCCTTGTTAACCTTTTCAATTTGAGCTGGATGTTTATCCGTTGCTGGATATAATACAATCGCTGTCATTGTTTTTTCTGTCTTGTTAGTAACTTCTGGTACAGTAGCCTGATACATACCTTTGCGGCCTGTGTCGAGTCTGCGCCATTCTTTTGAAGCATCTAACGTAGGAATCTTATCAACCAGCTTACGCAAGTTTTCTAACCGTACCTCAAGCCCCATCAACTCATCGACTGGGACATTTTTAGCAATCACAGAACCGAAAAAGATAATGTCGGAGTTTGCTTTCTGATTAGTAACGTTCTTCGCATAAGTAACATCTTCTGCTTCTGCCCAGAAACCTAAAAAGTATTCTAGCGTTTCTTCTACAGTGGTAGGAAGCTCACGAACTTCTTTACTGGCAGATTCTATTGCTTTGTTCTCAGGCGAATCTTTCAGCATTGACAGTGACTTATTGTACCCGGTAAAAAAATGATCCTTACCAAACTTCGATGCAGATTCCTCTGCTAATTTGTTGGCAGCAGAGTTTTTTGTTTTCTCTACAGCCAAGATTTCAAAAAGTTTAGCCATTGCTAATCTCCCAATTTAATGTCTCGTATATTAGTTTCTGAAACTCAGATACTAAGTTGTTAGCCGCTACTTCCAAACTTTTTGAAAAGTTGCGCTCGGGACGGCTATACCCGCGTTTACGTTCGTAATTCAGACCAGCTATAAAAACGTTTCCATTGTCAAGATAACGTGCTTCAAACCGAATATATTTACCTGGCATCACAAATTCTCTGTTGCCTTTAGTATAAACAGTCCATCCCTGTTTGATCTTACTTACTTTAAAATCCGCGATATTGAATACAATGTATTCCATCAATCACCTCTTCTGGATCAACTAATTGTTCTGCAGTAACCTGACGTTTTAAGCCAGGAAGGCTGTTCAGATACTCTTCTTCATTTATCAGAAATCCATCTAAATCTTTTTGTGATTCAAATGATCTGATATACTCATCAACCTTTGTAAAACCACATCCTTGTTGAGTAACCTTTATTAAGCACTTCATTGTCTTTCCTTAAAATGGTGCCCCGTCATGGACTTGAACCACGATAAGCAGATTATGAGTCTGCCGTACTAACCTTTGTACGAACGGGGCTATTTCCAAGGTCGTCGTGACCACCATTCTGCAATGGCGAACATGACACTAATTCTTTTCTGTCCAACTATCAAAAACTCGCCTTGTTGCTTCCATAGCTCAAGTCTTGAGCAGTATCCAACAAGCACTTCTAGTTCATCTGAAGCCTCATTCAATAGTTGTTTAAGATAAACAACATCAGTTGATTCCTCAGAGTGTCTTATCTTGTTAACAAGATCAAGAATTGAGCTATATCTTTCCATTTATTTTCCTTGCCACCAAGCTTTCGCTATTTCTTCAGCAACTTGCTTGACTATACCTTGGGGTACTTGCGTATATACTTCATTTATTCTGATATACGCTTTAATTTGTCTCAGCAAGTAATTCCTGAAATTAGGGTAGCTTTGACAATTCTCGAAGAACTTGTAAAGTTCTTTATCAGAGTTAAGCACAGCATCAACTCTGCATGACAGTGCTTCTTTCATGTTAGCGTTATCAGATTCTATTGACATTTTCTTGATCCACATTAACAGCATAAATGTTTTCTTTACACAACAGAGCCGCTGCTTCTTTGCAGCACTTCATTGTGACCGTTGATTCCGTTTCTGAAACTATTTCCCAATCACTTCCACAATGCTTTTCGATCTTGCCATAAGCTTCCTTGCTTTTGTAGATCAGCAAAGTAACTCTGTCTGGTGAAATATGGTTCTTTTCACCACACCAAGGACAAAACCATTCTTTCTTTTCTTCAATCGGTGCATCACCAATACTCCACCATTTTTCACAGTGGTCACATTGGAAATGTATCAACTTCTCAAGTGAGGTCAACATATACTTTTGCTCCATTTTCATTAAAGTAATGGTCTACTTCATGAGTCTTGCACCACTGTTCTGCATACGGTTTTAAACCGCTGCTGTATCTTTCAGTGCTTGCTACAGGACTCAACCTAGTTTCTCCGAATTTGATAGGAGCAAATAGTTTGTAGATTGCGAACCCTTGTTGATTAACTCCGGTCATTCTAATTTGAACTACTGTACTCATAAACTTTTTCTCATCAACGTCAAAACATACGTTATTTTATATAAAATCGACACAAGCATCAAGATCATAATTGTTTATTATTGTTGCTTCAAAGGCACTAAATAATGCAGGATCAAACTTAATACCTACTTCTGACCTTATCAACTCTAAAGCATCTCCAGCGATCATGCACTCCTTGTATGATCTTCTGGACACTAGAGCATCGAAGACGTCTGCATACGCAATAATCCTTGCCAGTTCGTCTATATCATCACCTTCTTTACCTAGGGGATATCCAGAACCATTCCAGTTCTCATGATGAGAAAGAGCAATAACACTGACTGTTTCTGAATCCTTCATTGGAAATGCTTGAAGTATTCTGTAGCCCATTGTTGTGTGAGTCTTTATCTCCTCATACTCCTTGTCAGTCAATTTACCTTCCTTGCAAATTATTTCAGCAGATATAGCTAACTTTCCAATATCGTGGAACTTGGCACACGTTGTTAAGACTGCAAGCTCTCCGTTAACAATGCCTAGTTCATTTGCAAACAGTCTTGTTACTGAGGCTACGCCTTTGAGATGTTTCTTGGTTATTTCGTCAGCCCTCTTCATAGCTGCAAAAACTAACTCTAGTTCATTAATATCAAGTTTCATAATAACACCATCATCAAACTCCACTGTTATTGTCAATTTGCCGCAATTTGAGCGAGATATTTGTATGCTCATGGTAATACACCGATCAAGTTTTTTACCTTCAATTATACCGCATTTAACCACATAGTATCCAAGGTAAAGTTGACATGATATTAAATCTGTGATGTTATTGGCATATTATCAACAAATTTTGGAGGTTAGAACAAAAAGATTATAAGTAAGATGGCTTTGTATATAAGATGCGAAGTCCTTGTTTTTCAACACTATGGAGAATATACGATGAGTATATCCGCTGCGGTTATCTGCATGTCGCTTGCACTCTATCATGAGGCTAGTAATCAACCGATAGAAGGTCAAGCTCTTGTAGCTCAGGTTATTTATGACAGAGCACAAGGTCATACAGATAACATTTGTAAGGTCGTGAAAAAACCAGGAAAGTTTTCACCGAAAATACGAAAATCTTTATTTAAACATCTTAGATTAAAAGAGTTTGAATTGGCAAAAAGAATTTCAATGAACGTGATTAGAAGAGGAAGACTTGCTTCTGTCACACACTTTCACACAACCAAGGTTCATCCTAGATGGGCTACTGATAAGAAACATTTCAAAAGGATTGGAAGAGTTGAGGATCATATTTTTTATGCGAGACTAGACGATGGTGAGAGATACTTTTAACATGGGGATCCAGAAGCTTGATAAGACTGACTGGGACCTTGTCACTAATGAAGATGGTACTATTAATCTTCTAGACTTTCTTTCTATGGTTCAGGTTAGATTGAACATAGCATTAGTAAAGGAGCAAGACTTTGCTACCTCATTCGCTATTATTCAGTCTTTGGAGGAGTTGCTAGGACCGTTCAATAAAGATCAAGCAATTTCTATTGCAATAATGTACGCCTTAGCAAAATGAGATGATATACTTTGGATGCTTTCTATTAATTTAACTTTGAGGATCTTAAGATGTCTGCAAAAATTGTTATGACCATTCAGAAACCAGCAGGTGGTACTCCTGTAGTTGGGGCGAAAGTCACACTCCGGGACACCGTAAGAGCTGTCATCGGCGTAGGTAGAACAGATGCTACTGGTAAAGTAGAATTTAATGTACCTGCATTAACCAGTAAAGATATTAATCCAGAATTTGGATTTCCAGTTCCTACTGTGAGAAAAGGTATCTTCGCACAGATTCACGGCACTGGCTTTACCACACCTGTAGATGTTGCCGCAACAGGCACTTATACAGCCACCTTCATTTTCTTGGTTGACCCACCTACTGCTGCGACTAACGTCCCAGTAGCGCCCACAGGCGCTGGATGGGTTATTACCTAATCTGGTTTAAGAAAGATAAAAAAACCTCGGTAGCTATTAAAAACTACCGAGGTTTTAAACTCACCCACTTTATGTCTATTTGCGAAGCATCAAATAGGATTCAATGGTACATCAACCCTCATCGCCTCGTCAACTTCATTTTTAACGGCAGGCAAGATGTAGTCAAAAGAATCCCAATAAAATTCCTTATTACCTGTTATGTACTTATTCCTGTGGTATCTGGAAGCATTAAAGTGCATTGTAAAATCTTCCAATGATTTGGTAACGTGGAACTTGATATAGAACCACCCCTCATAATTACCCCACTCATTCATGGCATGGAAACCGATTTCACAAACAAATCCATGTTTAGCAGTTTCACGCACTTCCCACTTGCCATCCCAACCGCTGCCATGCAGAAGCCTGTTCAAAGCATTCTGCACAAATACTTCTTTTAGTGACATATCAATACTCCGATGGAAGTAACATCACACCTGAAGTGTAATAGAATTTGTAGCTGCCTTCTGGCAGGTCAGTGAAGTCAATGTTCTTTTCAAACATGACAGCCTCATCACCATGCTGATCGTATGTTCTGCCTCTGATTACAGCCTTTGAATCTTTCGACTCAACTTCAACCACGAAGAAGTTGTCACCTTCTTTATTAGTCCAATATTTTGCCTTTGCAAAAAACTCTGTAGCCAGTATATCAAGTAACCAGTAGCACTCACCTGCTTCTAAAAACCATTTGAATCCATCTGTGTACTTGAACAAAGGATTAAATCCATATCCATAATACTGTTCTGTTCCATAAAACTGTTCCATTCCTGATTGTAATGCACCTGAAGTCATCATAAACTTATCTCCTAATCAACAAAAAACCCCTGACACAAAGATTGCCTGTGCCAGGGTTACTTATGGGTACTACAAACTATTTCAAGTGAGCCTTAAGCTCGGCTTTCAAATTCTTTGCATTGCCACCTCTGAAGCTGCTGGCATTGCTGAGGAAGTACAGAATGATTGAGCTGGCACTATCAGCTCCATACATGCTGTTCTTATCTTGTAAACTAAGCATCGCATTTAGATATGGTGATGCCGTGTAATGCACCTTAGTCCACTCATTAAATATGTCAGAAGCTATTCTGTGAATCGGTCTTTTTTGAACTGCTGTGGTCATAAACTTATTCCTTATCAACTATTTAACATGGTTTATTATAGCGTAAAGCGTAACTGAAAAACAGACTCAATCACCGCTATCAATCGTATATTGATCTCCGCACTCAAGACATTGGTATCGGTTGATACCTCTGTTGGTGCTGTAGATATTACGGTAATTATGGGTGCATGGTTTCGCCCTACCGTTGTTGTGAACGATCCCTGTAGGTCTGCCGAACTGATACTGCCCACCGCAATTGCGGCAATCTTGAATTACTATATCTTTGTTCCACGAATACTTCTTTTCTTCTTCTGTAAGTGGAACCACTTTCTTACCTTCGCATACTGGACATATGCCATGTGTTGTCCAATCTGCTATTAATCTTGTTGCATCAGACTCACCAACCGAGAACTCATCCATAAATTCATACTGCATTATTTCCATTGGCTCATTGACTAATGAATCCAAGTATAAAACCATCTCTACTGTAAGCGTTTTGCCTGGCATAAATTTCTCCAACTTGTTGTTAAGTAAAGCTTATTTTATGATAAATGGCACGACAATACAAGATCGTCACACAAAAAAAAGCCACTGGTTTGACCCAATGGCTTGAAAGTATTTTTAGGAGAAATACTTATGAAGATATAAAAATGAAAATAGAAAAGTTCAACCTGTATGGTATCATCTTTTATTCAGTTCTACCACTCATTGCATGAGTATTTCTGTTGTTCTGTTTGCCACGATTGAAATTCCATGTCAACCGAGCCTTGAAGTCATCTGTTGCTCTGTCAATATCAGCTTGCATATAACCTTGATACCCGTCATACGACTCATACGCACAGTCACAGCCTTCAACATGGAATATGATGAACTTCAATAGATCACGATACATGCTTCTTGGCATCATGAAGCTGCCTGTTGCATTGTTCTTACTATTCCAGTTCTTGAACACTGACATGTCACTGAGTCCTAAAAACTCTTTAATGATTTGCATGCCTTGTTCATTCAAGTCGCACAAGATACGAAGTGCGTATGGATCGGCTTCACCTGTCAGCCACATAATGCCATAACGTTCCAAATCTTGGGTTGACTGCATGTTTATTCTTTTTTCTGCGCTCATCGACGTACTCCTAATTAAATGTAAATTTCAACAGCTTTTGCTGAGATGTCTTCACTGTCTAACTCTTTCAATATATCCATCAGACATTCTTCAGATAACACTACGACAGGATGCATCCATGGCTTTGTCTCAGTATCTTCAAACAAATGGCTCGGCACATTCTTTTTAAAGTTTGTGCCAGTGTAGAACCGACCATCCTCATGCTTGATTAACCATGCTTTCATAAACTTGTTCCTTATCAACTATTTAACATGGTTTATTATAACCAAAAGCAAAAGCCAATCATAGATCAAACTGCAACCATTTTCGATAACTTGTTTAAATAGTATTCGATTTGTTCTACTGTTAGCCAACAGGAGTAGTCTTGATTAGGTTCGTCAGAGTAGACGTCAGATTCATCTAGATAGTCGGTAAGTTGAATGTAGGAGCGATCTAGAACGATGACATGGAACAGATGCTCTTCTTTAACGCATGTGTCCCAGTGTTGAGAAATTACTACAGATATTCCGTTTAAAAATGTAACTCCAGCTTTCTTAGCACATGTGTCGCTAAGATCCTTCCACTTCATTACATTGAGTGATCTTCTGCTCATAAGCAGCCTGTATTCAAAAAAATGGATTAAGACTATCCGTTATCTTAATCCATAGCTATTTGTAAGCAACATCCGCATCTATTGCTTAATTCTTTTAGTAAATCTTTAATATTTTCTGTAGCACTGATTTCATTAAGACAGCAGCGAATATAGATACAAACGCTGTCATCAGATCAACCAAGACCGCAACAAAATAGGCAGGATACCAAACAGTTACCACATCTATTAAATGCGTCACACCACACAGGAAAATGAAGGTGATGAACAAATCTTCAATTGATCGAAAATCAGGATAAAGATTCATTCGTCTTATCTTAAATATCATAAATGATATCCAAAAATAGGCTAGTGCTGTCGCAATGTTTGATCCAGCAAAAATAGAGATTAACGGTACATTCCATTGAAAACAAAATCCATGAGGCATAAACACGTTTGATGCCTCTATCAGATCCTTTACAGGATTAGTTAACAGTTCCATCGGAACCTTCCTCGAGCTTGTTTCCAAACTCATCAAACTCATCAGCATCTTCAATGAAGATCCCTTCAAGCAAGTTTACACTTAAGATGGATGTGTCATCGAAGAACACTACAATAGGAGAGCCCATACCTATTGCATTCTGGACAGCTATTTTAGCATCGTAAAACGAGACGTCCATGGTAGTAACTTTTTCTTTCTGAAAAACTCTTATCGACATAAAACCCCCAAATAATAAAACCCACAGTTTATATAATATCTATGGCAGACACAACATATTTATTGCAGAATGTCAATTAAGGATTGAAGTTTCCGATAATATCAGGGAACGGAACACGGTTCTTCCAATGGCTGTGTAACGTTCTTGCTTGTGACTCTAGGCTTACAATGCGTTTGTCTTTAAGTAAGAGCACTTCATTGAGAGTTGCTAGTGTTTCTTTCAAGTCAGCGACCTCACTGTTCAGAAGATCAACGGTTTCGACTAACTCTTGCACGTTTAAGGCTAAGGAATTCATGTTGGGTACTCCGTTTAGTTTGCTATTCATATATAATGGTATAAAATGGTTAAAAGTCTGGGAAATCAAATAGTTAAGCTATTCAAGATCCTATTCATGGGTGGGGTTTGATGTTATGGTTAAAATCTTCTGACGGATTTCGTCATCAGTAAGAGTGTCATTGTTAATGCCTTCAGCATATGTCCACACTCCATCTGGAGCTATAAGAATTTCATCACTTGATCCAGTATCAGGATTTCTTGAAATAGTAAGACCTAAAGGATGAAGTAGTTCTTTATTTATTCTGTAAAGCAGTCCCAATTCAGAGAGCTGATTCCAGTTTATTGATTTAATTTCAGACATATTATTTCCTTGGTTTGATGAGTCTGTTTAGTTGACTTTTTGTGTATAAAGGCAACCATTCTGATTCTGGTAACTTTCTAGCCCAGTGTTCTGTGTCAGTTCCGTCAATACAGACTATAAAGTGATAGTATACATCTTTATATGGAATTGTGATTTCCCATTGTACTCGTCCGTACAGATGTTCTGGAGTAATGAATTTTTCATCTGGTTCTAGTATATCTACCATGTAAAAAGTAACATACGAGAACATGCCAGAATACGTTCTGTCTCTAAGGTTACAGTGCCAAGGCATTGAACTTATCTTTTTTATTATTTTTCCAGATATTTCATGTAATTCTGAAACAGAAAGGTTTCTAGCTTTTCCAAAATCCTTAACCTTAAGAGGCATCACCTCGTTTGGAAATCTTTCTTCATACATAGTTATTGAAAAATAATAGCCTTTGGATTTATTAGTTGCCATGTTACTTCCTTGGTTTAATGTTTAAAAGAGGTCTTGGTTTGATAGGTAGTTTTTCTTTGCTTTCTACCAACTTCTTTTTAAATCTAAACTCAAATCTATCGGTTTTACCTCTTACAAGAACTGACCTCCATCCGATTACATAGATTTCAGATTCTGCATTTATTTCTTTTATTGCCGGTTCTATCACTCTTTTTACAAAATCACACACTTCTGGATATTTAGTTCCAATATCAAGTAGTTCTCTTAATAACGAATACTTCAGAACTAGATATCCTGTGTCAATGAATTGCAGAAGATATTCACACAAGACCATAGAGTATTCGCCTTTCATGTAGGCTACATTCTCAAAATCATAACTTGTGAAATTTCCTGTTTTAAGATGATACAAGTGAGGGATAATTTCGTTACCAAATCCTATAGTGATCGTTGATTCATCTTTATGATAGGTGACACCAGATAACCAGTGCATCTTAGTATGAGTAGATCCTGGTATGTTTGGATCAGGCTCAAAAATTGTTATCTCACGTTTAAACAATTGCTTCTCAGCATCCTTTAAGGCGTCATAGGCATTGTTTATATGAATTCCTGTGCGTTCAGCAAATTCTTTTGCCGTAACAGTAAAGGTTGTCTTTATTACAGGATCATTGGGATTTATCTTACCTACACATATTGAGAGTAGTTTCCTTTCATTAGGTGAAATTTTACCAGTTGCTCTTAACAACTTGTTTGATTTTGTTACCACCAGTTTACCTTGATGGTATGGTGACAGACTTGCTAGTTCTTTCATAAACATCTCCTAATTTATTTTAGAATCTGATTATACCCGACTAGCCTTAAACAGTCAAGGCACTTTTTATAAAATAGTTAAGTTATTGATTTACTTAGAAAATAGTTTCGCAACGTTCTTGACCGGGGTACGCAACGTTCTTGACCGGGGTACGCAACGTTCTTGACCGGGGTGAACGTCTGCAGGCCACGCCAGCCGTGGGATCCAGGCGCCTTATAAACAAGCTTACAAACAAGATTACAAACAAGAGTTTATTTATTTTTAAATACTAGCGTATTGAAAAATACTCTTCATACGCAAGCGTAAGATCGCGCGAAGCGCAGATCATACTATTGCGTATGAATCGAGCGAAGCGAGATACTGTATGTAATAAATTATAATAATACGCGCGAGAGATCTTCCAGGCACAAACTGAGCCACCTGCGGTGGCTTCTACCCACTCCAGCAGAGTTACGAAACATCGCTTCGCTTGTTTCTCACACTCTGCTTGTAGTGTGCAGATTAAATTTCTTCTCAATTTGCCAGGTATAAATTTCAGACATAAAAAAACTCTTAACCAGTGCATGTTATTGCGGAACATACACCAATCAAGAGCTTTCGCTGGATCACCAGTTCTCAAATTATATCAACAAATTTTAGAATAACAAAAAACAAAATTATGATCTTGATTTCATTCTGTTTTATTTCGTAAAATAATCATGGTTTCAAGCAATGTTAAGATCGTGGCAATGTAAGCCGTTTTAAGCCACGTTCCCTTGCTTGGTGCTACTACCGTATTGGTTGACTTGCTATCTCGCCGTGAACAGCCAGATTCTTGACAATCATTGCTATTTTTAAGCAGTATTTGAACAGCTTTCGTGAGGAAAGTATGGCAACAACATTATCTGACCTGATTTACAAGTTACAGGAGATACAAAAACTTGTACCAGAAGATGTGCCAATCTATGCCCGTGATCCAAACATCGAGTTTGATTTTGAGATCACAGATGTTGGTGCTGAAATTGGTGTAGAAGATGATCCAAGCTCCTACTATGTTGTGTTTGACATGGTTGAAGGCTAGCAGATGCAACAGTACGAGGTCAATGAGATTATTGAAGCGTTCCTGGCAGTATTCGGGGATGCTTCAGAACATGAGATCAACATGTTCACACCGAAGGTTTCGATCAGTGAGGCTAAAGCCATGATTGATCTGATACCAAAGGCACAACAATACTTGGCTGACAATCCAGCTAAGAAGCCTATGGCTTTAAAAAGGAGATAGGTATGCAGAAAATTAGAATAAAGGATAGTTCTTCATGGTCACCTTCAGCTAGTCAGATTTTGAAAGACTGCGAATGTGTCTTACAAGAGATTGCCAAGTGTAGGGCACCAGATGGAACTAAGTGTGCGCCTAATGATGTGGATTTTGAAATGGTTGACGCTGCCTTGATGGGTATAGCGCAATACTTTATGGACAGGAGGATAGGCTGATGGGCTTTGAAGTTAATCCATTGCGAAAGTTGCCACTTGAAAGGTATATCGCTGCATTACAACGCAACAAGGCATTTATTGAGGACGGAATAGCATTATCCTTAGTTGACTCAAATGTCGTAGGAAACAAATATCTTTCTGCTTCTTGGGGTATGTGTAGCACTAGGCCTCAACTGTATCCTGACAAAGAAGATCACATCTGGCCTCAGCAATTCAAGCATGAGAACAGGTTTGCTCCAATTGAAAGACCTGATAAGTGTCCTATGGACAGACGTGACTCTGAAACTGTCAAAGGAACGTTAACAGGTTGCTACTACACCTGCCGACTCTTTAATCCTAGACATGGTGAGTCAAGACCAAACAGGGAGCAGGTAATAGAACTGTATGACATTGAAATTAAAAGGCTTTTGAAACAATAATCTTGTAATCAGTGTGGCTTGTTTGTATAATAAGCCATGTTTTAACAACAACCGAGGAAACGAAATGAGGAACTTTGCATTAAGAAACAAACATCAATTCGACAGGCTTACAGACACCTGTAGGCAGGAAGTGGTGACGCATTGTAGAAGAGCTCTCGTTAAAGGAAATGAAGTTTGCATCAGGGTTGAGGAATTTCATCCAGAAGAAAGTGACGAACTCATCATCTATGGCATGTACGAAAAAACGCCTGCAGAAGTGGAAAACTACTTCTCCAGCGGTGGTTCGTGGGAATATATCCACCCTGCCAAGTTGCTTGATAACATAGATATGGCAGATAAGATTGAAATTGTCACTGATTGGGACAGACAATTGACCAAGGAAGTCTACGCAACATTAAGCGTTGAGCAGCAGGATGAGATAAAATACTTTCTGCTTGACGTTGATTGGGACCGTTATGTCTTTGTTGACGTTTTTCAGTTAGAAAATGAACCGGATCTGTCCTATGAGTGCTTCAGTATATCAGAAGATGTTTATCACAGCTTTCTTGCTATGGGCGACACACGCCCATTTTTAGATCCAAGAGTGATATTAGCTAACATTGGCATTGAAGAGCAAGACGAGGTATTAGAAGAATTCATAGAAGAAGATGTTGGTGAATCAACCGCTGAACCAGCGGTGGATATCATTGTTGCGGGTAAGCATGTCACACATCTTCCTAGTGACACAACTACTGTTCCTTATCGACCGATTGGTCGAGATCTTGCTTGTTATGAGATATGGGTGGGTAATGATGAGTCAGGTTGGTCTGCTCTTGTTGAGCTTTACGCATGTAAAGATGGTCTTTGGGTTTGTTTCCCTCAGCCAGTAAAAGGCAACTTCAATTCGTACAAGGTGACAGATGCATCGCCTGAGTTCGTAAAAGGTGCGTACATCCGAGCATTGGAGCTGTAAAATGGTTATCTCAGGTGATATAGATGAAATTGATAGAATGTTTGTTGGCACTACTTCATCTTTATACTATGAAGGAACAATGTCTAGACCTATATCACCTGAGGAGCTATCTCGCATCTGTGTAGTAATTAAGCCGTATGAATCTATAAATTCATCAGTCTATGAAAGTATTTTAGATGCATCTGTTCAACCGAAGAAAAGGTATAAACCAACGCCTCTTGAGAGGCTTCAACAATCAAAGAAAGATAGGAATTTAAAATGACACAGGCAGCAACCATCATGTTAGGCATTACAGCATTTATTTTGCTGATCTTTGTTTACGCCACTCTTCTTGAACTTAAAAGGCGTCAGAAGCTGGTAAGCGAATTGGAAAAGGATCTTAAAGACTATGTGTCTATAGTAGACGCTCTTAAGATTGACAGAGACTCATGTCTCAATAGCAAGATTGATTTAAAACGTAGGGTTGACTATCTTGAAACAATTTTGGCTGAAATAAAGGGGATTGCAGATGTCGATTGATCCTGGTCATAGAATAGTTTGTGCCGCTATCAGAAATGATAAAGGCACAGTAATCTGCGGTGTGCGTCACTACGATACACTTATGCACACACAGATAGGCAACGACAAAACAAGCTACTGGCCTTGTTCTACAGTAGAGCAAGGGTTTGTAGACAATAAAGGTCAGTTCTTAACCAGAGAAGAAGCGTGGTCAGTGGCGTGGATGGCAGAACAAATCATTCGCCAAGTTGCCACATCTGGAACTCTTTACTCTGAAAACTTATATTGAGGTAGAGTCATGGGAACAAATTATTACTGGCACAACAGTCCATCTGACACACCTAAACACATAGGCAAGAGTTCATGTGGATGGTATTTTGCACTCAGAATTTATCCTGAGGATGGTATTGTCAATTTAGGCTTATGGATGAATCTGTTTACTAAACCTAATACTCACATTGAGGATGAGTACGGAAGATTCGTCACTGTTGATGAGATGCTAAAGACCATCTTGGAAAGAAAAGGTGGCTCATATCTCAAATGGGATAAGAAGAAGTTTGACGAGAACTACGCAGAACGAGGTGAGCATGACTTAGTTAGGTCTGTTCTATCAGATAGATGCGCTGGTCATGCGCCTAATGGTGAGCCGTATTCTTACTTTATAGGGGAATTCTCATGAGTATGAAGGTTAGAGGTGAAGTGTTCTTGACAAGCGACACTCACATAGGTCACAGGCGTATTCTAGAATACCAGCCTAATAGATTGTTCAAGAGTATAGAGGAGCATGACAATCACATCTGTACTATGTGGAACAACACAGTCCCTCCTGAAGCAACAGTGTTTCATCTTGGAGATTTCTTTTTCTACCAGCGTCAGAAAGATTACTTGCGTAAGCTGAATGGTAACATTATCTTGATAAAAGGAAATCATGATAGCTTTAATCTGGGCATACCAACTCATGATCTTTTAGAGATCAATTATGAAGGTCAGTCAGTTGTTCTGTGTCACTATCCTATTGAGTCATGGAACAAAAGGCATCATGGTTCGTACCATTTCCACGGTCACACGCATGGAAGGCTAGGCGGCACACCGTTACGCAGGGACATTGGTGTAGATACCAATGCAGCACTAAGACCATACAACTTGAAGGAGCTTATCAATGACAAAAGAGCTTAAACTGTCAGACGTGTCGAGTCCTTTACGTTTGAGAGTAACCAATAGGAATCTAAGTCTGTTCTCAGTTAGAGACTTAATTGTTCATGCAGATGATTACTCATTTGATTTTGATGTCTACTTACCATCAAAGAAAATGAATCTTCAGCGCGATTTATGCTGGACTTTGTTACAGAAGCAAGAGCTTATCCTTTCAATACTAAAAGGACTTAGACTACCTCCTGTGTCTGTGATTCACAGAGATCATACAAAATACTATGTGATAGATGGAAAGCAGCGTTTATGCACCATCTTGCAGTTTATTCACGGTGAGTTTGCATTAGAAGTTAACAATAACTTCTACTTCCTAAAGGATTTTGATGAGAATTGTAGATACAAGTTCATGTCATACGATATTGTAGGTGACGTAGCCTACGAATACACAGATGATGATCCTGTGCTGTTCTCAGATGATGATAAGATTCAATGGTTCACATTGCTTAATTTCAGTGGAACTCAGCAAGATAAAGCACACCTTAACAAGCTTACAAGGTGTTAGACTTTCTTAGCAAAAGTGCTATACTCATACTTTTGCAAGAAGGGGTAAGATCATGGGTAAGATGTGGGCAATTGTTAACGCTCTTTATCAAGGCAGATCATTAGCTAATCCTGCTGCGTGGAAGAACGTGCAGATTGGAACCAACGCTTTATTAGTAGTCTTAGGGTTGATTCCAGCATTTCTTCCTGAACTGGGTTGGACTGATTTACAGATGGAGCGAATCGCGCAGGCTATCATGATTATAGGTGGTAGCGTTGTTAACGCCTATTTCACGGTGGCAACGTCAGATAAGGTTGGCATGGCTAAGAAAGCAAAATGAAACTCTTAGCACCAATCTTGTTCTGTGTTCTGTTGACTTCGTGTGAGTCTATAGTAAGGCCAATAGCGGTGATAGAGTGTGCCAAGTTTGGTGCTGAGATATTTCAATACAAAGGGGCTGAGTATTTATCTACTCAGTCATATCTTGAAATATATGTGAGGTGTAGGTATGAGTTTCGTAGAAACGTTGAAGTTACTGGTAACAATCCTACCTGTGCTGATTGATTTAATCAAGCATGTGGAAGACGCTATTCCAGGTAAAGGCACTGGTGAGCAGAAGTTGGCATTAGTAAGAGCGGCACTAGAGCAAGCATACACTTATGCTACTCCAGCACCGAACTTTGAGGCTATTTGGCCTGTATTGCAGAAGGTGATTATGTCAACAGTATCAGTCTTTAATACGACTGGTGTGTTTAAGGCAGTTTAATCTTTAAAGTCTCATCATACCATTTGCAAGCATCTGGTTCAGGTGAGAATCTGCAATAGAGTGGCTCAAACGATAAAATTTTGTAAGTACCGTCTGGATTAAGAAGCACAGAACCTTTGTGCTCTTGTCCAACGGTTTTATCTATCCGGAATATTGGCACGTTCAATATTCTGGTTTGAGAGTCATAATTAGGTAAAAAGTCTTCAGCTCCTAAGCAGAGTGAAGGTATAATTAACAAAAGATATAGCAATTTCATATTAACCTCCGGTGAAAATGGAAACTGTATCACACTGAGAAAAGATATGAATAGAATAAAATGGAATCCAGAGTGGAATACAGGTATTACTTCTATTGATAGCCAGCATAAATGGTTAGTTAGACTTATCAATGAAGTAAAGTCATCTATATCTAATGAGGAGTGTAAAGCAGTATTCCTCAAGTTGGCTAAGTATATAGATGTTCATTTCAAGCATGAGGAAGATCTGTTTGAAAGAACAGGGTATCCGAAAATGTTTGAACATATCCAACTACATGAAAGACTGTTAGAATCAACAGTCATGTTGAAGGATCGTTTGTTTAATGATCCACTCTTTGTTAAAGAAGAGGTTAGTGATTTCTTACTTGGGTGGCTATCTGGTCACATTTTACAAGAAGATAAAGAGTTTAGTGATTATTTGTTTAAGAGTTTAGATGATGCAAGGGTTAAAAGAATTATTGAGACTGATGCCATGCAGGCTGGGGTTTCACCGGAAGTGGATACTACAACCGGATAGAGGTGTAGCTAGTCCAACTATTTGTAAAAGATGTGGGTTATATGAGCCAGGCATTTCCTGGCCTAGATATTGAGGTGTGCTATGGGCGAAGCGAAGCGGCGTGGAACATTCCAACAACGTCAGGCAGAAGGTATTGCCAAACGGTTGGAATTGATTGAGGTAGCAAAAGAAGTGATTGCTGCAAAAGAACGCGAACAAGAGGAAGCATGGAAGCAGATGACTCTTGACGAAAAGAAAGCTCTGATAGAGTTTGAAGCATTGCAGATGATTGCGTTTAACGGAGCATTTGCCAATGTTAGTCCAGAGCGTATCAAAGAACTAGCACAGGAAACTGTGTAATGGTTGAGCAAGGATATCTTTTAGCATCCGATGATGGTCGGTATGTGCGAATCTATCCTAGAGCAGCAGAATTCAAATTGGTGTTCTTACCTAGAGCTGCGTCTAAATTCCAGACGTATCACATGGCTAAGAACATCATGAAGAAGCTTCAGCCAATGGGTAAAACTCTCAAAATATCGTATTTTAAATTGATGTAACTCTGTTTTCGAGTAGTCGATTTTGTTATAATATCATCATGTTAAGCAATTGAGCTTGGCAGTCAAAAGTTGATTAGGAGTATGTTTATGATAGATCCGAATGAGTATCTCGTTATTAAAAACATTAAGAACGAAGAGCATATCAATCAAATCAAAGAACTTTGGAAAGAAGTCTTCGACACTGAAGATATGGAAATCCTTACCATCGAAACCGATACGCTGATTCAAGACTTCATGGACTACGGTTTGTATGAAGAAAAGGAAGAAATTTGGACAGATGTTAGCATCACAAGTTTCGAGGAATTAGCCAGACCAGTAGAAATGGTTGGTATTAGAACTGTTTACACTCAAATTGGCGAACGTATCTACACCAATAACGTCATGGTTGTTAAAGATGCCAACGGCTTAGAGTGTATTAAAGCTGAAGATGTTTACTAGGAGCTAAAATGTATAAGATGGCCTGTGTACTGTCGAGTAAGAAGGGTTTGAGACCATTTGCATCTCACGCATACCTTGTGCCAATAAGAACGGCTGTGATACTAGATATCAACGAGTGTGTAGCCAGTTCAGAAAGGACATGCACAGACCTTTTATTTACATTTGATGGTACTGAATTTAAGGTGTGGTTAGTGCCGAACAAGAATACCAGATCAAGAGAACCACGTCTGATATTCTTTGGCACATGCTACACCAAAGGTGTTGATTCAGAACAGTTAGGACGACAAGTTCTGAATCAGATGTTTGATAACGATTATGACATAGAATACACGGAGATCAAAGATGCCGTACTATGAGCAATATATGATTGTCCTTGACAGCAAGGCTGAGAAGTATTTAAAAGAATACTTTCTTAAATACAATGTAACGCATGTGTTTAAGGGAAAGGTGTTGTTCTTTAGAGATCCAGTTACGTTTGCAGATGTCAGAGATAAACTGCTACCTAAGCTGAACAACACCTTTGATAGGTTTGCTGTTGTAGTACAGGATTTAACACAGACGCAGCTTGCTATCTCCTATTCAATACTTAAATGGGAAAGGATACTGTTCTCAAAAGCCCATGACATGGGCTCGACGAATTGTAGTCTGTGTGTTCAGTATAAAGAGACAAACAAAGGATGGTGTGTCAGTTGTCCAATCTTTCACAGAACAGGCAAACAGTTCTGTGAGAAAACTCCATATGACGCATGGAATGATTACATGAAGATGTGTCACGGCATAAGACGTGATGCCTTTCATGCAAAAGGTCAAGACTTTAGTGGAGAAATGTTTGTGTTCGACGCAGTATCGGAAAGTCTTGCAAGAGATGAGTTGACGTATTTGCAAGACTTGTTAGAAATTTACAACGGAGATTAGAGATGAATGTCCATAAAGAAGTAAAACAGTACGTTCCAGTAGTTGATGGAGAATTAAAACTACAAGGATTCGTACAGAATTGCAACAATCCAGAACATAAGGAACATGAGGTAATAATAACATCGTCGTCAACAGGACCGCTACATGTTCTGCCAGTGATGTTAAGTATCTTCCCAGAAGAGCGAAGATTCGTGGTGGTATATCTACCAACAGCACCTAGCATCATGCAAGCTGCTCCAGATAAGTTTATCATGAAACGTCGATTGCATGAGGATGTACCAACAGACTTAGATCCATACATGTTGGCAGAGTATATCATCAATAGCTTTTTTGGTCAGGCAGCCAGGTATATATTAATGACCGAAGAAGAGTTCATTGACATTATGACAATGACTCCGCTAGAACGTTTGGAACATCTAGTTCCAAACTCATCAGTGGTTCACTAAGATGCGAACCACTCATAAGAGTACTGGAATATGCAACCAACATCGTCCACCAGCTAATCTTCACTTCTCTGGAGTGAACAAGCGTAAGGAAACAAAGTGGTGTGGATTTGGTTCGATCAGATACTTACCACTTCAGGATGATGACTCTATCATTAATTCGTTTAAGGAGCTAGTCAATGACTATTGAGACTACCGTAGCAGAAATGCTCTTGAACACCATGATTAAGGCTGGTGTCGCTTTAGAATACGTTAAAG